TACAAATATAAAAAATACGCTAACAACACCTCATATAGCAATAAATAGTATACTTGACAACGAAAATATAAATTATAAAAATGAGAAGCATATAAAATATTATAGTTTAGATATACATATAATTGACTATAATTTAGCAATAGAGGTTAATGGGGATTTTTGGCATTGTAATCCTATTAAATATATAGAGCCAAAATATAAACAACAAAATAAAGTAATACGCAGCGATAAAGCAAAGCATACATATGTTAAAAACAAATATAGATATGAAATATTATATCTATGGGAAAATGATATAAATAAAAACAAAGATATGTGTAAAATGTTAATATTACATTATATCAAAAACAAAGGTATTATAGACAATTATCATTCATTTAATTATTCTATAAATTTAAATAATGAATTAATATTAAATGAAAATATAATAGTTCCATTCCAAGATAGATAGGTTCTAAATAAAATAACTCCCCCGAATATCAAAAGAACTAATAGGAACCCGTAACGAGTAAGCGGTTATATGAGAGATCATATAATCTATGCCACTCTCTCATTTTATAAATACGATGAGATGAAGATGGACTCTGAGCTATGCTGAAATCAACAATAGGCATAGAAGATGGCAGAAATGACCATCTCATTTGTATTAACTTTTAATACAAGTAGTAACAATATGAAGTAATACTTCTCCAATAAATTTCAGCCAGATTACAGAAGGGCTGCAGAGAGTGTCAGGAACATTGTCACAAACTGGGATGGACATTAGTCAGACGATTGGATTATTAACGGGCGGATATGCATCTCTTAGGAATATTGAAAGTGTGTCTAGCGGACTTGTTATGCTGTCTCAGAGGTTGCGTGGGATAGGTACTGACGGCGAGACAATAGAGGGCATGCTTCCAAAAATCGAAGCCGATTTTCGTAGAATAGCAAATATAGATATAAGAGATTTAAATGGAAACTTACGTAGTACATATGATATTGTGGCTGATATGGCTAGAGTATTCCCTACACTTACAGATATGGAAAGACAATTCTTATCTGAGGCGGCTATTGGTAATCGCCAAGTAAGGGTATTAAATGCAATTTTAGCAAATTGGAATGATGTCGAAAATGCAATAAATAGTGCGAATAATGCGCTTGGATCGGCAGGTCGTGAAAACGCAATATACTTACAGTCATTAGATGGTCGTATCCAACAGCTACGTTCATCATGGCAAGAGTTAGCAAGTGCAGTAATAAGTAGTGATTTTATAAAAGTATTAATATCTGGAATGGATGGTCTTGTAAGAGTATTTAGCGCCTTTGATGGTCTAGGTGGTAAGCTTATAGGAATTCCATTGGTATTAACATCTATTACAGCAGCACTAAAAGCATTTACATTGAGTACGACAGGTAGCAACTTTTTAGGATTTTTCAAATCTATTGGTAGGCTTAAAATCGTGAGCCTTAATACTAGGAGATTGCCGCAAGTGCGCCCTAGCACTTGTACACATGTAGATTTGAATAAAGAGCCTGTATACGCAGTTGCGTAAATTGCGTAAATATAAAAGCAGGTTAGTGTGACGGGGTATATGCTTGGAACTACGACCAATAGTTATAGCTACAACGTAATTGGAAACGATAAGCGTGAATGCTATAAAAATATAACTATTGTGATACTATTGATAGGGGTGCGAGTGTTCGTTCGCATTAAAAGTAGTATTTATATAACGTACAATAAGCAGAACATCTTCATGTATAAAAAGCATGTTGACTTCTCGGAGGGCACCGACCCGTAGGGGAACGACAGCGATATTGTCAATCACCTAACGTATGTCCCAACGTTGATTATTTAATTTATTTATTATTTATCTGTAATTATTGTGGAGTTGCAGATGCTTGTTTATTTATTATAATTATTATATAATACTATGTTGACAATATAGGTATTATAGTATATAATGTATATATTAGTTGGTTTAGAATTATATATTGGCTTGGAGGTGGATTATGAAAAGAAACGCTATTATTTTTATTTTAGTTACGATAGCTGTTATTACTATGTCAACTGGAATATATTTTATAAGTTTTTCAAAAGCATTAAAAGAGGCTAATTTGCTGTATGACAAAGGGTTGTACATAGAAGCATTAAATCGCATTCAAAAGTTTGAAACTATAGGTAGTGATGCTAATAGGATTAAATATGCTGGTTATGCTATGAATTCATTTTTTTGGTATAATGAATATGTTTGTACATCTGGAATTTTATATAATGAACCAAACTATGAAAAAGGATTTATCGCTTTAGTTGGTGGTCTAAAATTAATTGATAATGATAAAATTATGATTATCAAAAGTACATATATAGAAGATAAAATAAAAGCGAAAGATGATGTTCGAAAAGTTTATATTGATGAACTTCATAAAGTTTATGGAGTAAATGAAGATTATGCAATTGAACTTATTGGATTTAATGATTATGAATTGTTTAGAGAATATACGACTCTTGAAAAAAGCGGTAGTATAAATAAAAGATAATTACATTATGCATTTAAGTAGAGTTTTTGCAATTTGTAGCTACATTCGTGTAGCTTTTTTATTTTTATAATAAATAAAGGTGCCACAATCACCTGACCAACAATGAATCTTCCTAGTACTTTAAGCAAATTGTCACATTCTACAAAAGCATTAGAAACATTAGGCAAGTTACAGAATGACTTAGGCATATCTACTGATAAATTAACAGCGAAGCAAGCAAATCAAATGATGGTTAAGGCTGGTCTTGATGCTGCAACAAGAAGACAAATTCTTACTGATTCGGGCCTAATAGCTGTACAAGGGAAAGCAACAGTTTCTACATTTTCGTTAACCGCAGCATTCGATGGTCTGAAAATAGCAATTATGACAAACCCAATTGGTGCGGCTATCACAGCAGCAACAATTGCACTTACTGCATTTTCTGTGATATCAACAAAAGTAAATCATGCACAGCAACAAATGCGCATGGAGGCAGAACAATCTGCGAGAGCATATGCTGACCATAATAAATCACTAGATGATGCTAAGAAAAAAATAACAGAATTAAAAGATGCATTAGATAGTGGTAATTTATCACAGGCAGATGCATATCAAAAACGCAAAGAACTTTTTGGAATTCAATCAGATTTAATTGAAACATATGGCAGAGAAAGTGTTGCTATTAATGCTGTTACTGCTGCTATAAATGGGCAAGTTGATGCATTAGATGCTCTAAGCGAAAGAGAATATAATAGCTTTTTAACAGATCACAATAAAGCAATAGAAGATGCTAAAAAAGTTCGTCAAGAATTACAGAAAACAACTATTTATAGCCATTTAGATGAGAGAATATTGGCACAGCTTACAAAATTTGAAGGCTTGCAGATAAATACTGATCCAACTGGATATAGCACACTTATATTTGATGAAACATTAGAAAACAAGATTAAAATGCTTGAACAGATAAGCGGCGAACTAAGAATTATTCAACAAACTGCAGATGAATCAGACATATCTGCAATTACCCATCTATTAAACATGATTGGACAAAAAACTACAGCTATAAAGTCCACACTTAACGAAACAGAAGCAGTATATAAGCAATATATAGATGGAATGATAATGCATGATGTAAGATACTCCAGGATGCGAGCAGACGTTCTAAGAGCAATGGTTGATTATCAGGAAGCATTATTTAGTGGTGATGATGAAGCAGTAGCCAATGCAGAAAAAGCGATGATTGAAGTCAGAAACAGAATGTTAGAGGCAACTCAAGATGATGCACATGCTCGTTATGCAATGGAAAATATACTTGCCCCTATGAAAGCTGTTATTGCCAATACAGAATTTAAGTTAAACTTTACTGCAAATACAGATGGTATTGCAGATGAAGTAACAAATGCTTTAAGCAAACTAGATGGACTTGATGATCAGGGGATTCTTGCATTGTCAACAGGAATTGGTGAAACGCAAGAGCAGCTTGATGGATATCAAGAATTATTGGGTGTAGCTGAAAAGTATGATATGTCAATACAGAATTTAATTGATACTCTTATTAATTTAGGTCTTGTTCAAGGCGAAGTATTTGATGAATATCTTCCTAGAGTTGCAATAGGTTCGCTTGAAGATTTAAACAAAGAGTTGGACAGGTTAAAATCTGTATATAGTACTGTGTCTAAAGCATTGGAAGAACTCAATGAGAATAACTATATAAGTATATCTACATATCAAGAATTGTTAAGCGCATCTGCTAAATATCTTGGGCATCTTGTTGACGAAAATGGGCAATTAACACTTACAAAAGATTCATTAGATGAGCTTACAAAGGCGCGCATAGACGATTTGGCGATTCAGCAAGCGCAACAGCTTGTAGATATGGCTGCTAGATACCAAGGCGATGCAGATGCCATGGAGAGGCTTGCAGGTACTTACAAAGAGGCTGCTAATGACTATTGGGATTTAATAGATGCACAGATTGCAGATTTAGATGCTGCGCCGCATGTTATAGCTAGTTTACAAGCACAGATTATAGCAATACGTGAGCTTGGAGAAGCTACAAAAGATGGGGTAGGGAAGGGCTTAACTTCTAGTGTTGATTATAATAAAGCAACTACTGATGTTGAAAAATATTTAGAAGCATATCGTAGCGCAACAAATGAAGTTATGAAATCGCATTGGGCTAAAAAGGCAGAGGAATCATTAGGCATTGTAGAAAAGGGTTTGCAAAAAGGAATCCTGTCATTCAATGAATATAAGGAAGCTCAAGATGCACTTGATTCAACTATTTTTGAGCGTGTAAATAAAACATTTTCTACCCTTGAAGGCGAAGCTAATAAAGTAAGTGCCGCATTTAGGGAATTAAAAGAGAATAAACAACTAACTCAAAAAACTGCAAATGATTTAATTGAAGCCGGGTATGCATCAATACTTGTTATTGACGAAGAAACAGGTGCAATTACATTAAGTGCTGATGCGTATAAGGGATTAAAAACTGCTAGACTTAATGATGCAATTGCCGCAGCATCAATTAACAGAGAAAAAATCATATCTGATCTTGAAAAAGAGAAGAATAAGGTTGAGCAACTTAGTGGCGCATATATAAAGTCTGCAAATGTAATGCATGTTGCTATGCGATTATTTTGGAATGCAAGAGTTGCACAAGGAGAAGCGGCATTAGATGAAGCAGAATCGCAATTAGCAGTACTAAAAGGGCTGCAAGGCGAACTAGACAATATTGTTGCTGGCACATATGGTGATAAGTCAAAAGATAGGACAAGTAGCACTGGTGCCGATTATGATGCAAAATATCCTAGAGAATTTCTTGCTGAAGTAGAGAAAATAAATTCTGCAATCTCAATTACCAATAAAGAATTAGATATAATGGATGCCAAGCAAGTTTCTCTTATCGAAAAATTACAAAAGCTTAATGAGCTTGAAGATTTGCATAGGATAAAACTTGAAGAGCAGAATATAGCAATGGATAAGATGGTAGAAAAACGCGACGAAATAATTTCTCAATTAGCCGGGTATAGTTTTGATCCTACTGCTTCAGAAGATGATAAGGCTGCTATATATAATGCTCTTGGTAAGGAAGCGAAGCAACAGGTAAAAGCTTTAGATAAAGATTATCAGGATTTATATAAGTCTATAAGTAAGCTTGATGAAGATAGGATTCAAACAGAGCTAGATATAATTAGGCACAAAGATAGAACTATAAATGCTATTAAAGCCCAATATGAAGCTGAGCGTAAAATATTAGAGGTGGCTCTTGATAGAGCGCAGGCGGCATATGATTATGATAAAGAAATAGCTCTCTATAAAGAATATCAAGATAGTTTAATGGCTGAGAGAGAGCATTATTTACAGTTAGGATTAGCTCTTGACGATGAAAGAATTGCAGAAGCTGAGAAAAAATGGCGTGATTATAGTAGACAAATAGTTAAGGTTATTGGCGAAGCATATGATTATGAACGTGAGAAGTTTGATCGTATAGATAGACGTATAGAGTTCAAGATGTCTATAGTTGATGAAAGCGATGTTGCTAAAAAAGCTGAATTGCTAAATCAACAATATGAAAACAGGAATAAAAAGCTTAGTGTAATTGAGTATCAGTTACAAGATTTATACGCTAGAACTACAGAAGCTGAGCAGGCAACAAGAGAGTTTATATCCGAGCGTGATAAACTACTTAAAAGTTATGAAGATGAGATTAAGGCTATTAAGGCAATATATGATGCTAAGAAGGCTCTTGCGGATAAAGAAATCCAGATGGTTCGCGATCTTAATAAAAAGGTTATGGATGTTATTAAGCAACGATATCAGGATGAGCTTGATCAGATGCAGAAAGTTGCAGATGAAAAGAAGAAGAAACTAGAAGAACAAAAGAAAAATATACAAGATGAATCAAAGAAGCAGATTGAAGCAATAGATGACGAATTGAAAATGTGGCAGAAGCTTTGGAAGGCAGAGGATGACGAGCTAAAGAAAAAGGAGCGCGATAAGCGTAGGCAGCAAGATATAGACGATATATCTGAGATACAAAAACAAATTAACAAATTAATGATCGCGGCTAATACAGGCGATGCAGAGGCTTATAAACATAGGCCATTTGATGTGAACCCTATTGCTCAGGGGTGTGTGGCGTAACTCAAACGCTATGCTAACGGTATCAGTTGTATAAGACTCCCCACAGAAACGTTGCAACGAGATTGTGGGGCTTTTTGTTGTGCAAAAAACAACAAATTGACCATAGACGAAGTAGCTGACTAAGAGACTCTACGGTGCCGAAAGGCATAGCAGAGAATACCGTGCTGTATTTGATTTTAAATGACGATGTGCCTGTAAACCACTCAATTTGGGTGTTTTTTATTTTGCGAAGGAGGTGAAATTAGATGGATTCTATTAATTTCGATGAATTACCATTCAGAATTAAGGCGGGGAAGAGAAACATAAACTGGGCAATGTCAGTAGGGAAAAAGGTAAGTTTTACGTACAAGGGCATTTCAGGCATTTTTGAAATTATTGAGTATTTAGGAAATCAATCAGTAATTGTTAGATATGACGGGAAAGAAAAGGCAATGAGGACTAACAATTTGCTTAAATGTAAGCTCGGTGATTTACTTGGTATGGTATCAAGAGGATATGTATTTAATATTGGTGATACAGTGAAGGACGATAAAAGGGATATAATAATCACAGAAAATGTTCGAATAAAAAAATGTGGTTACAATGTTAAACATGTAAAATTCAAATGCAACAAGTGTTTGTATGAAAGCACATGGGTTCCAGAAGCAAAGATCCTGTCAGAAAAAACTGGATGCCCAGTTTGTGCAAGGAAAAAGACATTGGCAGGATATAACGATATAGCCACAGAAGCGCACTGGATGATAAGCTATTTAGCTAATCATCATGATGCAACAAAATATTCTCCACAATCAAATGCGAGGATATATGTTAAATGCCCAGATTGTGGGGCTTTTAAGGACAAAATGTATCGCATTAGTGAACTATATAATAAGCATTCTATTGGTTGCGGATGCAAAGGAAGCAAAAGCTATCCTGAAAAGTTCATGAAGTCACTACTTACACAATTAAATGTAGAGCATATATGGGGATATAGGGTTGAATGGTTAAAAGGATACAAAGGAAGCAAGCAATCTGCTGAATTTGATTTCTATCTAACACAATTAAAATGTGTTATAGAAATGGATGGAGAACTTGGTCATGGGAAAAAGTCTTTTAGTAAATCAAAAATAACTATAGAAGCCACAAAGGAAAAAGATGACTGGAAGGATGCACAGGCTGAAAAGCACGGAGTAACCGTTATCAGAATAAACTCCGATAGGTCATCAATAGAGTATTTAAAAAATGAAATATTAAATTCTAATTTGTCTAAAATCTTTAATTTATCTTTAATTGACTGGTTACAATGCGGCGAATTTGCTTCGAAGAGTATTATTAAAACAACTTGTGAATACTATGAATCCAACAAACCAATGAGTTTTTACAAAATGGCTAAATATCTAAATTTAGATAAGTCTACCATACGAAAGTATGTGAACATAGGTATTGAAAATGGATGGTGTACAAAAGAAATTCATTTAAAATCAGATGTAGTGTAACGACTAATTCGAGAGGATGTACAGCCGGGGATGAGCTACGGTTGGAAGCGCATTAACTACGCCTTGAGAAAGCGTAGAACATATAGTCTACTCCCACTGTTAAATCAGTGTTAAAGTATGTCGAAAGACAGGGTGTAATGGATCAGCAGAATAGAAGATCTTCAGAAACAATTACGTGACAAGCAATCAAAACTTGCAGAAAGTGATGAGAATGAAGCAAGAGATGCCCAGCGCGAAGCAATCAGAGAAAATCTTAATGCTCAAAAAGAAGCTATTAAGGAAGCGTCAGATGCACAAGCAGAAGCTATTGACAAAGAAATAAAAGGAATTGATGAAGCAGAGGCAGCTAGAAAGAAAGCGCTTGAAGATCAAATGAATAATATCAATTTTCAAGTTAAAGCATTTAACGAGCTAAAACATGGTTTGTCTGAAAGCATGCAAGAGCAGATAAGAGATATGGAAAACAGGTTTGGCGAAGGTATGGGCATAATGGGAAAACATGTCCACAATGAACTTACCAAGGAGTTTGCTATTTTTTCTGCTTCATTAGAAAGTTTTATAAATGGATTAACTGGTGCCGATACAGATTCTTCTGCTACTTTACAGGCTTTATATGAGCATATGGAAAAGCTTAGAGAAGAATATGAAGCTATTAATAATCAGGTTATAGCGCAAAAAGAAGAAGAAAAGCGCAAGGCTGAAGAAGTTAAGGCTAAAGAAATTGAGACAAAAGATGCAATAATAGATAAAACTGAAGAGGTAAAAGATACCACTATTGAAAACTTAGCAGAACAAGGCGAGGCTCAAGATGAATATCATGAAGGTATTATTGAAGGAAGCGATGATGTAAAAGATGTAGTAATTAACAATATTCTAGATATAAAAAATCGAACAGTTGACAACCTAACATTTATGACCGAGTTTACAGATAAGTTTATTGAGTCTCTTCAAAAAGCTGTTGAAGAACTTAACGGTCTTCTTCAAGCTATATCCCAAATTGAAGGGGCAAGTATAACTATTAATACTCCTAATACTGGTGGCGGAATGTTCGGCGGTGGGATGGGAAGTATTGCTTCATTTGCTCAAGGCGGAATTGCTGGTGGTATATCTGGCGGGGCAAGAGGAAGTAGTTCACAGAGTCAAGCTTGGTCACAGGGGAGAGGGGCTTCGATGTCAGCACCTCCCGGTCATGGTTTGGCTTATATAGCAAGTGGTGAAAGGGTATTATCATTACAGCAAACCAAGAGCTATGAGGAACAAGTTCGGCTTATGGGGGAATTTAATCGCAACATGGCAATGATGTTAAACCAAATGTCACCTATGGAGATCGCGCAATGGCAAAAAGGGCAGAATGCTAAGATTAATCAAATGCATTCAGATTTCCAAAAGGCAATGTTCGGCACTCCATTTGCAGCAGCTAATAATATTGCTAATCAGATAAAGGATGGGATGGAAAGCAAGACAAGGAAAGATATGGCTAATATTGGTATGAACAAAATTGACATAAAAATTGATAAGCTGCTTAATGTTGAAGGATCTGTAGATAATAAAAATCTGCAACAGATTATAGATATATCAAGCGCAGTAGCACAAAATATGGTAGATGGCTTAAGGAGCGAAATCCCTAAATTGATGAATCAGCATACCAATTTTAGAGGGTCGCAAGATGGGGTAGGATTTAAGAGATGATTTAGTGTAAATCTAGTATAAATGACGTAATAACAAGGGTAGTATTAACAACTGCCCTTGTTATTATAATCCATGTTTTTCCGTTTAGTATTTAATTAAAATTTCCGATAGTAATTTGTCACACAATATTTCACATTCATAGTTATGGTTTGCATTAAGATGAATAGGGGATGGTGGTTATAAGATGTACGAACTAACCAAAAGCGAGTATGAGATAGTTAATCTTTTATGGACGCACGACCGTCCGTTATCAAGAACTGAAATTATCAATTTATCGCCAAATAGAACATGGAAACCAAATACATTACACCGCTTGCTTAATAGTCTTATAGAAAAAGGAATTGTTTCAGTAGATGGTATTGTTAGAACCGGAGGCAAATTTGGTAGGTGTTATACAACCGAGTTAACACAAGAGGAATTTATTGCATTACAAATGCAAAATGGCATTGCGAATACAAAGAAGCCACCGAATTCATTCCTAAAAGTATTTTCGTCGTTTATCAATACTAAGGATAAGAGCATTAACAAAGAAACCTTAAATGAAATGATGAGAATTCTTGAAGTCAAAATAGAGGAGATTGAATAATGACTATTACTATTTATTCTTTATTGATGTCATTTTTATGGTTTAATATTTTTATTCTGTTAGCATCATTTTTAAGGAGAAAAACATGGGTAATAGTTAAATATAGTGTATTGTCATTGGCATTATTTATGCTGGTGGGGGTCATGCGTATATTCATAGCATTTGAGCTACCTTTTGCTTTTATTATTCGTTCATATGAAGTTTACCCGGCTATACAAGCTGTTTTTATAAAAGATTTACTTGATGGGTTTGGGAGAAATATTATAGTAGGGCCTTTTGAAATTGTTACCAGTCGAGCCGAGATTTATGATTACACTAACATCCCAATACATATTAATTTAATATTTCTTGTGGTATGTATATGGATAATTGGAACAATTGTATTTATTTCAAGATTTATCATATTGCAAAAAGAGCAATACGCGGAAATAAAAAAATTACCAATCGTGGAAGAGAATCGTATTTATAAATTAATGGATGATGTAGCTGGCAATAAATGTAATGGTTATAGTATAAGAATTTATTCTGGAATTGAAACTCCAAAAGTTACAGGATACTTTATGCCAACTATTCTTGTGCCTGATGAATTTTTACTATTAAACGATAAGGATATTAAAAATGTATTACGTCATGAGTGGCAACACTTTCTGAATTATGATTCGTGGGTTAAATTATTAATAAACGTTATTTGTTGCATTTTTTGGTGGAATCCGTTGATTTATTTGCTAAACAAAGATTTAGACCAAACGCTTGAGATTAAATGTGATTTAAAAGTTGTAAAAAAAATGGATGATAACGATAAAAAGGGATATAAGGAATCTCTTGTTAAAATTACTAATCTGATTATTAATAAACGTCCATGTAAATTGAACAATGTTTCTGGATTTACTAATGCAAGTGATTTGCTTTTACAGCGATGTGAAATTATTTCATCTTTTGGTAAGAAAAGGGGGAAATATGGTGGAGTAATATTTTGTACAGTCATTGCATTAATTTACTTTTTATCATTTGCATTTGTTGTGCAACCATATGGGGATCCTCCGGACGATGATTTAATAGAAGCAAATATGTTGCAGAATACATATATTGAAAACTATAATGGTATATATTCAATGTATCATGAAGGAGAATTTTTTAGGCATATATGCGAAGATGAGATGAAAATGTTTTCAAATACAAATATGACAATACCGATAATATATAAGTAGTGACTATCATATGCGCCTAAAGGAGGATGGTTTATTGATTGGTTTAAATAAATAATCCAACATATAAAAAGCTCTGTATTCCGCTTATATACAGAGTTTTTTATATGTTATTATAAATTGCCAAATAATACACGTTTATACTTATTATACTTGTTGACATAGTACTATAGAGTGGTACAATGTTTTATATGAACTAGGCAAGAACCCGGTTTACATTTAGGGTTGTGTGTGCATCACAGGATACACAATTTTACGACGCATGCTACAAATATAAATTTGGAGGTGATACGAATGCCAATTATTGAGCATTTTAAATCAGAATAAGAAAACCCTGCTTTTATCTTGGCGGAAACCAGCAGAGTTATTCTTAGAAGAAAAACAAACATACTTGTATTGGCGCGTCTATGTAGAAATATATCACATATGGATTCTCCTTTCAAGAGGTTTGTAAAATTATCTTAGTTAATTTCGGAATAAAACAACTTAGAAAGTGTATAATCATGGACGGGAAGTGTGTATAACTAATTCAAAGGAGAATGTTATATGGGGAAAATATTATCTACTGATGCGTTGTTTGATTTTGACATTCCAAAACTATGGGATCAATCTTATATGGATTATATTTTATGTAGTCTTGAAGAAATAGCGATGTGTGCATTTTATCTTAATGGAAATGATCAGATGGGTTTAGCTGAGTTTGTTCAATATGAGTTAGACACTACAATCGAAGAATACAATCCTAACGATACATATGAGAAGTGTATTGATGAACTATTTGATTTGATTTGTGGATATAATTATTTTATAGAGACAAATGATTTGTCTGATAATCAGATACGTGTAGTAGTTGATGATGATAAGACAAAGATATTACGTAGTGGCGAAACATTATGTAGCGAAGATTATTATATTTATAAGGTTGAGAATATTGCATAGGATGATAATATTTGAATAGAATGAGCCTTCTATTCAAATTATTTGTAGCTAACAGATATAATTTCAATATTGCTATATGGTTGTTTATACACATAGCGTGTAAATATTAGAAATTATTATACATAAATTACTCAGAAATTTCAGAGGGGTTCTTGCCCCTCTTTTTTATATTTTATTATTTGATTTTTATATTAAAGGCGGTGCTGTTATTAAATGTTTGATTGTGAATGTAATAAAACGTTGTTTGATTCATGTGTTTGTGATTTTTTTATTTTAGATGGGGTTCATTCAAGTGAGATGGGTGTCAATGGATGCCATATAGTATATTCTGAGTCTGCTGATATTACATCCCCTTGGATAGGTGCTAAAGGTATTGTAACTACTAGACTAATTGGGCATGATAATCCTATATTTGTCAAAACAACCAAAGAGAATTTAAGTTTCGTATTAACTTTTAGTTTGTTAAATAATTCATTTGTTCCAGAGGTAAAGAAAAGTTTGGGAAGAGTATTTGGGAAGAGTGTCCCGGTCTCTTTTCAGTTATCAGAAGACCTTACAAAAGTAATAAATGTTGTTCCTACTAATCAAGTTGATATACGACATATTGCTGGATTAAGAGGAGATTTTGCAATAACATTTCAGGCTACTACTCCTAATTGGCTAACACATTCTACTACAAAAGATGGCGCAGAAGTTATAGATAGACTGTATAAGTCTGGTGATGTTATTAGTGTTAATAATTTGAGTAATGTTCAACATTCCGACGGAAGTTACGATTTTTATCCACATTTAACATTTACTGTTAGCTCTGGGCAAGCGACAACAAATATAGCACAGATTATATCAAAAGTATCTACTAATATAATTACTAAAGAAAATGCTGAAATTCTTATAGATAATATAAATCGCAATATTGCTAACGCTTCAAATGGACAATCATTTATATTAGTTCATACTAGTAATAATTTTTTCCCAACCAGAAGCATTATATTTACAGGACTAGAAGTTGGTGAGACAATAGAAATGGATTTTAATTTAAAACATATAAAATCATCTATAGGGAAAAATAGGTTCCCTAACTGGAATAAGGAATGGATGTGGATGCATGGCGGTGTGCGTGATGCAGATAATATAAATAAGTACTTAGTTATTTATGACTCGCATATTATAATTAAATCTCAATATCCTATATATCAATAGAGTAGAGGAGAGGAATTAATATATGATTAATAAATTATTAGAGAATAAATATACATATGAAACAATACTATGCCGCCCTAATAGGGATGAGGTTTGTTTTGTTGTATGTTCTGATTTAAGTTTCCAAAATAGTTTTAGAGAATTTAATGTATTGGATATATCTATAAGTCACTACATTGAAGATGCGTTTGGCAATACTACAAAAAATCCGTGTTGGGATATCATCAAACCAGATTTTTTAATTCATTTATTAGTAAAAGAAAAAAATAAATATGGATATTATACAGTTGTTCATGAGCAATATTTTGTTATTGAAAACCAAGATGATGATGGTAATATTAATGGAAATATAAAAAAATACAAATGCGGAGCATATGAAAAAACTTTTTTTTCAGGAAAGATTCTTGACGGATTTAGAGACAGACATAAGGTATTATATGATCCTAACTGGGAAATTGATGATGGAGAACATGGAGATGGCTTGCACAAAGGAATCCTAAATTATATGTTAGATTATAAATGTTATAATAGTTGGACTGTTAAACATATGGATAGTTCTCTTTTGGGTATAAAGAGGGTATTTGTATTTTCCGATAGCACATTGATTAATGTTGTAAGACATTTAGAAGAATTGTATAAGTGTTTTATTATATTTGACAATGTTAATATGACAATTGCTATATATGAGGCTAAGGTTGGCGCGTTAGGTGAAAACAAAGGGCTAATAATAAGCGATACAAACTATGCTACAAGTATTAATATGAGTTCTAATACTGATGGTGTATGTACACGATTATTTGTTCATGGGAAAAACCAAGCTCATATATCACAATATAATCCAACAGGACAGCGTTATATTGATGATTTTACATTTTTTCTACCGCTTATGAGTGATAGTTTGCGAGAGGCCGTACTATCAATGAAAAGTAAAATCAATAATGAATTAGGATTATTTGATAGTTTGGTTACTCAATTAAATAGTACATCTGAGGGGTCGGCACAATGGGTTAGTATAATGACGCAGATAAGGGCGTTGTGGGAAAGGCTAGAATATAAAAATAATTTTACACAAGAACAATTAAAAGAATTGGCGTTTTTTATTAGAGAGACTTCTGTAACTATTAATGAAATTTCTGATGAAAAGCAATTATATGAATATGGTGTCAGACATTTAAAGACAATTGCATATTTGCCGATAACTATAACTGTTTCATCTCCTGATATATTTGCTATGCCTGACTATAAAGATGATTGGGTTAAGATAACAAAAGTAGGTGATTTTGCGAATCTTTTATATGCTCCATTTGGATTAAATTATCTTGAAATACGTATGACAAGCTATACTCATAATCCTATTGCTAATTCATTATCGCTTACTTTTTCTAATTCAGATGACATAACTACTAGAGGATTATTAGACGCTAGTTGGATTAATACATTTACAGAGATTAGCAACATGGTAAATGCAGAAGCTGACCAGTATAGAGCATTTGATCAAAACAGAGATTCATTGGTTGTTATTGGGATGACGCCAATAAATGCTGGTGGTGGGAATCCAATAACTGCAGGTAATGGTGTGTCAATAAGTGGTAGTGGTGTAATATCACGTTCAACAGATGGTGCTACACAAATGCTTCGTATTGATAACAATGGGCTAGTTGCTGGGTCAGGAGTTGTTATTAATAATAATGGGTTATCTGCTGGTGAAATAAGATTAAATAATAATGGATTGGTAAATTCAACATCAAGGAATAGGATATATATTAGTCCAACAAATATATTTAGACTTACAATTTTAGATTCAGGTGAAAGAGACATAATGTGGGTTGATCCCACAACAGGAAGGTTGCAGATAAATGAAAGTTATGTTGATTATGTATAATATAATTTCAAAAGAACTAGCGAGAAATCCCATTAGCTTTAGCTGATGGGATGAACACCTAACCGAGTGGAACGCCGGGGATAGCCGTAGATACTTCGTGGTAAGCAACACGATTGAACGGAAGCCCACAGATTTTAGACTGTGGGTAGTTCACCAAATTCAATAGGGAAAGATAAGAGTTATTGGGATGCTAAATATAATAAAAAATTTAGGAGGGAATCATGGCAAATTTACCTGATAGTCTAACAGTGTTAAATATAGATTTACAATCAGAAATTGGGCAGAAGTTGGTATTTAAACAATCAGATAGTGGGCACTATTTGAGCATATATTTGTCATATAATGGTACAGCATATAATCTTGAGAATAGCGATTTGTTTTTGTATGTAATAAAACCAGATGGAAAGCCAATGTTTTTAAAATGCGAAATTATAAATGGACAACAGGGTCATGCAGGATTAGAATTGACTGATAATTTATTGGCAGTCGTAGGATGTATTCAAGCTGAATTTAAAATTGTTACATATGATGGTGTTGAAGTTATAAAAAGCAGAACATTTCCGATACAAGTTCTTCCAATGATTTATAATTCTGAAGCAGTAGAAAGCACAAGTGAATTTACTGCATTAGTTGACGCATTAAAAGATGTAAATGATGCTAAGAGCTTAATAGAGAATATATCAGATAGGATTGGATGGCCATATCCTCCAGATGTACCATATCTTACCATATTTGATTGGCTTAGATTATTTGATATGCCAACACTTATAAATTTAATATTATCAAGGGGAGACAAAATAACACTAGATAAGATTTGGAATAAACTTAATCAATCAACAACTATGTTTAAACCACCAGGAAACAATGGACAGACATTCCAATATAAAAAAGTAGATGGTATTGACTATGTTCGTGTTATATGTATTGGCGGAGGTGCTGGGGGGGATGGTGGGCCAGGAAATACAGGGTTGTTGCCTCCTGGCACATATGCATATGCTGGTGCTGGTGGAGGTGCCGGGTATATTAGTGAAGCAATCATTGATATATCACACTTAGCAGCCGGGACTGAAATACCTTGTGCTGTAGGTGGTGGTGGATTAGGTGGTACAGGGGGATTAGGAGCATCTCAATCAACTGTGCTTGGTGGTAATGGTGGTACTGGTGGAACAACATCATTTGGCGAATATCTATCTGCTGCTGGTGGAAGACGTGCTTTGACTGGAAACTTTGGTCATAGTATGTGGCTTATAAATGGGGCAAGTATTCCTGCAAGTGATCTTCCATCATTTATTGGACGTAATGGTTCTTTCCCAGGGCAATTTGGTGCAAATGCTACTATTGGAACTGGGCAACCAATGGTATCGAATGGTAGTGGCGGATATAGTCAAGTAAAGGTATCACAAGATGGAAGTCCTGCTTCAACTGGTAATATGGGTAGAGGCGAAGGCGGATACGGATATGGTGCTGGCGGTGGCGGCGGCGGAGGTGCTGACCAAAATAGTTCTGGTTCTGCTGGAGACGGTGGGGCAGGTGGTAGAGGTGCGCCGGGATTAATAATAATTCAACCAGCTTAATACTAAAAATTAATAAGGGGGAATTTATATGAAAGTTGCATTTATATATAATGGAGAAGTGTATAATATTACTCAATATAATACACTAGATGAAGTACCGCCTCATCCGCCAAGTGATATATATGTAGAAGTTGATGGCAATGTAGAAGAGGGTTGGGAATATGATTTTAACATAGGCAAAGCTGTTCAGCCATTGCCACAGATAGATTATATTATGCCAATAGAGACAGCGCGGGATGTAATTTCTGCGCTGTCATTTTGTATTAAAATACCATATTTAACTGAGTCAGATGCAAAAGTTGCAATTTTGCGTTCAATTAGAGTAGCACCGTCTAAATATATTAAAGGATTTTGGAAGACAAATGAATTTGTTGATATAGGATATACTAGGATATATGGGGGGATAGAATATATTTGTAAACATGCATGCATTACAGAAGATTATCCTAATGAATTATGGGATATTCATAAAACAATTAATGATAATATATTAGAATGGGATATTAATGAAACAATAGCAATTGATGATATAAGAACGAATTGCGGAATAATATACAAATGCAAAGTTGCACATATTGCAAAAGAAGGATGGGAACCGAATAAAATGCCTTCATTATGGGATGTTATATAATTATATAGAAATGTGGTGGTTAAATGGCATATCCGGTAGATATGCAATTTCAACAAATAATTAATGGAGAAATTTCAATAGGAGAACTAGGGCCTATTTTTAATAGAATACCAGATACGAGTAAAACACTTCATATGATTAAATTTGTAGTTGACTCATCTGGTTCTATTTCAAAATATACTCAAACAATGTTGAATATAATGGCTACATTCAGAGCGTCAATGATTCTACATCCAGTTGGTAGGCATAATATACGGATATCTCGTTCTGACTTTCATCAACATGTTACAGATGTTACAATGACAATAGGAAGTAGATATGCAAACCGTAGTAGATATATTAATCGTGATGCATTATATGGATATGTAGAACCATTGCATTTTAAAGCAACAGTAGAGCCTAGTGTAATGACATCATTATATGATGCAATATTAAAGTCTTCTGACAATCTAAGAGCGCAACATGAATATTTAACAGGATTAGGATTTAGTGTTGCATCATATCTTATTGTATTGTCAGACTTTAATAATAATATAAATTCACATAAAATGATGGATGCAATAAATTGTGTTGGTTCATTAAACTCTGATGGATATAAAACTATAGCAATATTTTTAGGTGATAAGCCTAATTTTGATATTAGAGATATTACAATTAAACAAACAGATTATATCCCAAGTAATACATATGTATGTGTTATTGGGCGTGGTGGGAATATAATTGTAAGAAAAAATCATTTTGTTGGTGGAAGAAATGTATATGATGAGAAAGATTATACAATTGACTATGATATTGTAACATCTGCAAGAGAAGCTGCTATAGAATTCAATGGTATATTCAAATTAGCACCAAATGCTATTAGATATGATTTGATAACACAAGAGTATCCATGGGTTTTTTGGATAGATTTAGCGGGAGTATTATATGGACAATATGGATATGATATATCAACACGCATTAGTTTAGCAAGTGGCATTGTAAAGCTATCAGCTTGCCGTGGGTGGAATAGTTTAGAGTATCTTGAACGTGATATGGGGTTAATTATAGCATATGTTAAAACAGACGGTAGTGTTGCTTATAGACAGCTAGTAGGAACTGCGTCTGGTAATGAAATATGGTATCCAGAGCAAGTTATAAGTGAAGCAGGAGTCGGAAATACGTATATTAATGTACATAGATTAAATGATTATCGTATGGGATTTGCTGTAACTGGTTGTAATAAACTATTTGTTTCTGAGCGCGTACTAATAGGGCAGGCTATTAAGCCGGGATTTACATCTATTTCTGCAAAAGTTATTGGTGGAGCAAATTTTGCAATGACAAAAGATACAGATGATACATTTGATATTGAAAGTATTTCATGGTTATCAAATAATTCTGTAAAAATAAAAGGGAATTATCCTATATCATTTTCACAAACAATTAATAGAAATAATCCTGAAAGAGATATAATAGTTATACAAGGTGGCAAATATGTTCCAATTTCTAATATATATGTATCTGGTAGCGAACTAATTATAGAGTTTTTTACAGCAATATCACCAAATGCTTCTATTACATTTCAAGCGACACAATTTACAACACTTCAATATAATACTATTACAGGAAGTCCACTATGGCATACAAATCAAATAACAATGCCTGGGAATGCATTGAAAAAGATTGAAAATAATATATTAAATATTTATTCTATTATTACATTTGATTTTGCAGAAGTAGAATCTAATATTAATGATAATACAATTGAAAGTATGAACTTAGGAATGTTTGCAGATGCTATATCATTTAATTTATATGATATGGTACAAATAGAAAATAGTAATACAATAGAACAGAATGATGTTAGTATAAGTGGGAATGTTGCAATATTTGATTTTGTACAAACAGGAATATCGCCTGTATAATTGGAGGGTTTTATGTCTAATATAAGCATAAATACAGCAGTAAGTATAAGAAATAGTTTTGAGTTTAAACTAACAAACAGTAAAACAGGAGTAGTTAAAGAGTATAAAAGTTATAATACAGTTCTTGATTCATTTTTAAATTGGATTAGAATAGGCGGAACAAATTTTATTGCAGCAATGGAACTTGGGAATGGAACAGGAACAACTTCATCTAGCAATACATCTTTATTTAATAGTATTGGTAATAAAGGTGTGCTTAGAGAACTTGGGGAAATTAATAGAAGTGGTAATATAGCAACTGCTTCTGCAAAATATACAATTGAACTAAATGAGAATGAAGCAAATGGGAATATAACAGAAGTTGGACTTTGTTTAAATACAATTTGGAGTCCTACTTTTACTCCAGGAAGTGGCGGAACGCTTGTAACACATTCGCTTATTACTGATGGTTCAGGAAATCCAATTACAATAGTAAAAAATGATTCTGAATTATTAACAATAGTTGCTACTGTTAATGCAGTAATAACATTTGACGAGACTAATATAGAATTCCCACAAAACTTTAGACCAGCTAATGGAGATAAATTAGGGTGGCTTAATAGTACAGAGCAATGGATTATGACTAGAGCAGTTGGGTTCAATAATTCAAATATATCTGGAAGTAATACGCCATTGAGTATTAGTCAAGTTAGCAAGTTTATTGGAACTAATACAAATACAATACGTATAGATAGCGCAACTATTAATAGGGATTCAACAAGTATTAGATTATCTAATTCTATATTGTCATCTCAATTTAATTTGCCTTCTGGAACTCCGCGATTAATTAAGTCTCTTGTATATGAAACATTTGGGAATATTAACTTCCCAAATTCAGCTATATTCCCTGCAAGACAAATAGAATTAACATTAGGAAATGGGAATGGATTTTATACAGACTTTAATTCTCAATTTCCAGAAGTAATGGCTACAAGTGAAGAAATATATGTTGATGGAATTTTACAACCATCTTCTAATTATGAGTTTAGTGGGAAAAATTATAATCTTGAACAAGCCTGGGAAAGCAGGGATACAAAATATGTTGATTTTGAAGGCATTAGTGGAATAACATTTGGTGTTGCTATTGGTCATGTTTGGGCTATGTTTTCTGGTTTTACAAGAGGCGTAGCTTATGGATATAATATTGAAAGTGGTGCAATACTTCCATATGACTTTATTACATCACAGACAATAAATACATTTAAGAATAATATGGGAGTAACAAATAATTGCAATTTATCATTGGAGTATTCTGTTGATGATAAAGAAACATGGATATCTGCAGCTACATTAACAAATATGATACAAGAGGTAACATTCTCACCTATATCTGCTCGTTATTGGAGAATAGTATTTTTAAATCCAGGCAGTCTTCCAGCTGGTATGCCAGAACAAGGTGGTTATGCAATGTTTGGGAATGTAAGACCAACAGTAAAGTTTAATGTTGGTTCAATACCTATAGATGGGGCTGTTATAACTGTTAAAGCATATACTGAGTATCCATATAAGACAGCTAATACAAGATTTGATTTAGCATGTGATTTTATTATAAATCAGTCATAGAAATAGTAATATATAAGGATGATAATTTATGAATTTTAATATTGAAAAAGTAATTAATTTAAATACGCAAACACCTGATACTGTAGATGAAATTAAATTTGGACACGATACTAATAATGCATTAATACAATACTATAAAGATAATAATAAAATATACAATAATCGTATGTTCCCTGATAGTGGTATTTATGATGATTTGCAAATTACTAGATGCCAACCAAGGTTGACTAATAGTGAAGTATCTGGATTTGGAGTAAAATCAAACCCTTTAATCGGGGGGTTTGGATTTTGGACAAATAGCTCTAAAGACGATGCTGAGATTATTATACCAATAAATTCAATTCCAGTTACACCACCATTATATGTGTATGAAAGAGTGCATCAACCGATGAGAAGTAATGCCTCTCCTTTCCCACTTAATACATATGCATCGTCTGTATTAATTGAAAATCCAGCGTATCCATATGAAGCGTGGTTTTCATTTAATGGGGCTACACCTGAGACAGCAACTTTATATAATGATGGATGGGCATGTAGAACGCACTGGCCTGGAGTACCTAATAATGAATGGATTAATATCGACTTGGGAGTAGGTAATGCAAAGTATGTTGATGCAATTGCTATTTCAAATAGATTACGTATAAAAGATATACATTATGATAATAGAATATCTTGGCATATACCAGTAGACTTTACATTTGTGGGAAGTAATCATTTTCAACCTGATTTACTTCCTGAAAGCTGGGTATTATTGCATACTGTTAAAGGAAGACAGGTTATACATGATATTGATAGAACAGTATATAGACTTGATAATCCTGGAACTTATAGGCATTATAGAATGATAATAACTCTTGGACAGTTAAATGCACATTCTGTGCAGGTTGGACAGATTGAGTTATTAAGAGAAGTTGGAATTATGTAGTATAAATAATATAATTTATATAAGATAAAAGCCCACTCAACTAGTATGAGTGGGCTTTTAATTATTTAGTTTATAATATATATTTTTAGTTAGTTTAATCTGTACACATCAAATAATTATTACAAGAACAACAAATACCATCACAATTATTATCTGTATCTGTATCTGTATCTGCATCTGAATATTCATCTTCTTTATCTTCATCTTTTTTATCTAAATCTAAAGCTAAATAATTAAAATCATAATAATCATAACTTAAAACGTCAAATTTATATTTAAAAGGTTGCTGCAAGTTATCATCTTCTATATAGTGTATTCCATATTTATTTAATAGAGCATTAATTTGATCAGGTGATTTAAGCTTATCAATTTTGAGAATGATTTTATCTATTTGCTTGTCTGTCATAGTATCAGGAAATCCAAGTGTATGAGTCTTATTATATACACGCTTTTCTGTGATATCTACACTAATTGTTTTCATAGTTATATATACTCCTTAATATTTTTTTTATTTTATTACGATATTAATTATTATGTGAATAATTAATAACAGCATGCCCCAAATTTACCACTTCATCTTCTTCTTCATAGTCGCCTTCTAGCATAACTTCTTCATAATCATTTAACTCAAAACTTATTTTATCAGCATATGGCAAATTATTTGCAATTGTTGACAAAAGACTAATACCATGTTTGCTAAATAATTCTGTAATTTCTACTAAAGATTCTTTTTTATCAATTTTTTTAAGTACTTTATCTAATTTTTTATCAGACATATCATCTGGTATAATAATTGTATGTGTTTTAAAAAGATGTTTTGATTCTGTAACATTTACCTTCATTGTTTTCATATTATAATAACACTCCTATTATGTTGTATTTTTTAATATTATTTATTTATTTATTTATTTATTTATTTATTTTAAAATATCTATTAATTAATATTTATGCATATAATTGCCACACATTATTTATTATTAAAATACTCATGTACAAAGATAATATTTTCTTCATCTGCAATAGCGATTCCAATTTTTATAAACATATCTAATTTATTATTGTTTTCTTCTTTATTCTTTATTTCTGTTACCCTTAAATCATCAATAAATATAAAAACTTCATAACTAAGGCTGTCACTGATATTATTTGTAATATTAATTGATTTTATAACATTCATAATATTATTTTTTAATTTTATATACCACTTGTTACATATATTGCATAATACATCTTGATCTAAAATAAATTCAAATATATCATTCTGTATATTATCTATTTTAAACCATTCACATGGTACACAGATTTTACGTGGCCTGTTTTTTTTATTAGCTATAAATTCATTTCTATCCGATATCTTATCTTCCCAAAGATATCCAAATTTAATATTAAAATTAGTAAAATCATAATCTTTATTTATTAATTCATACAGCATGTTGATAAAACAATCCGCAATTTCATTAAACAATTCATTTCTTTTTTTTAAAATATCTGATTTAACAATCATTATATTTCTCCTTTTTTAATATACAAATACTGGAATACCATTTTCAATGTCTGAAATAAATGCCCAATATGTATATTTGCTAATTTCATCATTTTTATATTGTCGTAATTGTAATTGGTCTGTTTTTACTGAAACTATTACCGCACATTCTTCTCTTATAGTTGTTTCTTCTGTAGCAGCTTTAGTGATTAAGAAGTTCTTTTCAACTGTTATCTTAATAACATCACCAGTATTATATTTTTCAGTTTTTTTGTATGGCATAAATTTAGATTTCTGTGTATGCCTGCTATGCTTACGACGGGTTTTTTCACTCATGACGAAAATAGAATCGTTTAATATATATTCATCAATACGCATTATGCGGCTCCTTTTATGTAATATTATTAATATTTTTCATATGATCCATCTTGATATAATTGAAATGTATCGCCATTTGTGGTACTAAATGATATTGTTACAAGATCTTCAACGCATCCGCTATCAATGTCATACCAAAAGTCATTTATAGAAGACACATTGCTAACTAGTGTTGTAAAAACATTGTCAATATCTAAATCAAAATCAATATGTATAAGTTGCCCGTTTTCAATTATAACTGATTCAATCCCAAATTCTTCAATAGCCAATTGTAGTAGCTTAACATGAGGTGTCATATCGTAACATCTATCAAAGAATTTACTAGAATTTTCATCAATTATTTTTCGTATTTTTTTCTTAACACGTTTTACTTGCTCTCCATACGCTGCCTCGTATTTAATTAAAATTTCAGCAAAGAACCATGCAACCCCATCAGTTGATACATTAATCATAATTGATTCTTGGTCATTATGTTTCCCGCGAAAATCTGCTGTAACAACATGTGCAAATTTGAAACAAAAATCATTTAACAACATATTTCCAATAGCATCAATCATTGCTATTCTTTCTTGTTCATGTATATCAAATATATCAGATTGACAATATTTATTATGGTCACATTTATTAAAATTCATATTAGATACTCCTGTTCTTTGTCTTCACAAAGTTCAATTGTTGGGATAGTAACGCTATTAATAAATTCATAATCATTTAATTCAAATGATATGACGGAGGAAGGATGTGATGGGATTTCAGTATTAAGTATTTTAATGTTATGTTTTTCAAATAGTTCATTAATTTCATTTATAGAATTCTTTTTTCTGATTTTACGAAGAATTTTATCAAGCTTATCATTTGAAATGTCATCTGGAACAGAAATTTTATAAGTGGTAAAATAAGCAGGTGTTTCAGTTATATTCACATTTACAAGTTTCATATTAAATCCCCCTATGGATTATGTTAATTATTCTTTGAAGTTTATAAATTCTTCCATAATTGAAACAACATTTCTACTGTATCCTGATGTATATAATCCTTTGTTAAAGTATTTATTTCTTGCACCTGTTGGCCCATATCTATATGAAGTTAGTGCCATATGTATATCACTAACGTTATCATAGTATTGTTTATAAATTATTATTCCAGCTAATATATTTTGTTGTGGTTCAAGTATATTAGTTATATTATAGTCAGTTCTAAGCCATTCGTGATTAATTATATTTATTTGCATAAGCCCATAATTACGATTTGATATAACATCTTCTTTAAATTCACTTTCTACCATCATAATTGCAAATATTAGTTCATGAGGAATTTCATATTGTTTGCTAGTAATAATTGTATAATATTGCAAATCATACGACAGAGGAATGTCAAGTAATATTATTGGAATATGCTCTACATAATCTGGATTATTTATGTAGAGTTGGTTTGCCATTATTTGACTTGGCGGCATATCTTGTTTTAAATTTAGTACTACTGCTTCATCTGCATATACATGTATATCCATTGCGTTATTTGGACTACATGCGCTGGCGTAGATAATGTGTGAAAAATTCAAAACAAAAACTATACCAAGAAAGAAAAGAAATTTGCTTAACCTACGCCTCATTAAACTATTTAAGTATATCATATAATAAAATCTCCTTTGTTAATTTATTTGTTAATTTATTTATGATAATGATGTATATGAACATCCACAGTATGGACAACCATACCAAACTTCATACGGAGGGGAGGATAGGTCATGCCTCTCCTCATATCTTTTTAAATCATCTTCATAAAATTCATGATAACATTCACAACATTTTAATTTTTGCATTGTTACTTTCCACTACTTCCAAGCATGCCTTCTCCACGCTCAGACTTAATAGATAGAACTTCATTAAAAGATAATTCTTTAATTAAGACTTGTGGTACTTCTTCTATAGCAAATTGACAAATTGCTTTACTATATGGAACATATAATTCACATGAAGTTTGATTATAATCTATATGATTTTTAGATATAATAATTGGATTAACAGTTGTATTATATAATGCTACAAACCATTCCCCCCTAAAGCCTGAATCTATTTGTCCAGCAACTACAATTAGCTTTGATTTTGTATTACTACCACGCTCACGAAGTCCAATTCTATATTTTGATGAAAATGCGCTACATATCCCAGTTGGTATTAGTTTAATAGAATTAGGATTTATAACAACTTGATCTTCATCAAAACATGCATATATATCAAAACAGCCATCTTCTAGTCTTTTGGTTGGGATAATTGCATTATTATTAATTTTTGCAAATTTAATAATATCTTGTGAATTTATTTCTTCTTGATCTGATTTATCCCCATTACTGCACATATTAAAAATATCGCTAAAAAAATTATTTGTATCACTCATATTATCATCCTTTTTATTTTATATTAATTAATTATTTAATAATCAAGTAAAATAATACTATTAGAATCTAAACTTCTTTGAACATCAATTATTCTTTGATTAGAACTGCCTCTAAACGCAGTATTAAAACTTCTAAGCTTATCTTCATATCTTCCATCTACTAATACATCAACTACACTTAAAAGGCTATATCTAGCGTCATGGTATCGTATAATTTCTTCATATGCGAACCCAGTATAACACCATATTGTTTTTTTAGAATTTTGCTTAATCATACAAGCAAGATTATAAAATGCGTCCGGCTGATACATTGGATCGCCACCTGTGAATGTCACATTTGTAAAAGTATTAGATATTATTTCATCATAAACTTCTTGTATTGTCATTAATTTGCCATTATCAATATTCCAAGTTTCAGGATTGTGGCAGTTGCGGCACTTATGACCGCAACCAGCACAATATACAGCAGTTCTAAATCCAACACCATCAACAATAGTATCATGTATAATAGACATTATTGAGATATTATTAGATGCATTGTTATACATAATTTTACTTTTCATATTATTCTACTTTTATTGTTTCATAAAGCCCGCAATCACATTCTCCAAGCAATCTATTTGATATCATATATCTAAAATTTTCACATATACATTTAGTTGTTTTATTTTTTATTAATGAACATGGACAGTAACCATCATTATTAATTACTTTTTGTAATAAATCTTCAGTATTTGGTTTCTGTTTAACTTGAATTTTTATTTCCATACATTAAACTGCTTCCTTTCTTATGAAATTTTAACTGCATATTGATTATATGAATAAAGCTTAACACCTAGCAACTCATTATAATAAGATAGCTGATTTGGGATATATCTACCATATTTTACTATGATATTATCATATTGTATTAATGTACAAATTCTATTACTTAATTCTAATTCTTCGTATCCAGTATATATAATAATAGTATCATTTGTTTTTTCTCTAAATGCATTTATTAATAATACCATATCATCAAATGAATCAAATGGCTCTAACCCTCCAAATACAATAGCTGATGTTATTGGATTTAATATATACAAATCAACTAAAGCATTAATATCTATATGTATATCAGGGTCAGATAGGAGTGTGTTGTTATGACACACCCCTATACCACATTTCATTGAACATTTTGGGAATGCAATAAGCATTGATGGGAATTTATAATTATAAAAGTCTTCATTTACAATTTGCTTTATTATCATTTTATGTTTAACTGCTTCCTATCTTTAAATTCTGATTTTTTACCAGGATTAAAAAAGTTAACATTCCTAAGATAGCCAGTTATTTTTTGGTACAATTCTAATTTGCTTCCACACTCAGGACATGAATTTAGTAATTCATTTATGTGCATATGTTGTGGACAATATCTATTTAATGGAGCTAAATCAACATATGGAACTTTATACTTTTCGCAAACAGTTTTTATGATATGTTTGGCATTATCACCAGATATAGCACCATCAAGATATATATGTACAACTGTACCACCAGTATATTGAACCTGTAGGTCGTTTTGGTGATCAAACAACTGCTTTATACTTTCTACTTTTTCAACTGGAATATGGCATGAATTTGTATAATAGTAAGCACCATTTGACCCACATACTATTATATCGTCAAATTCTTCTTTATCTCTTGTTGCAAGTCTATAGCATGTAGATTCTGCTGGCGTGGCTTCATATGAATAAAGATTTCCAGTTTCTTCTTGGAATTTTACAAGTTTATTTCTTATATATTCTCCTACTTCTAATGCGAATTTTTTTCCTTGTTCTGATAGAATGTCTATACCTTCTCCAAAGAAATTCTCGCACATTTCATTTTTGCCTACTTCCCCAATAACGCTAAAGTAGTTTTTGAAATTACCAACATATGTTGTAAATGCTGGTGTCATATTTGTTTTTATAATATTTTCTTCTAGCCAATTTCTTTTTATTTCAAGAGAGTCTTTTGCAATAACTAAGACTTTATTTAATTCTTTGAAGAATCTGTTTTTATTTCCTGCTGTTAAATAAGCAATTCTTGGCAGATTGATTGTAACAACTCCAATTGCACCTGTAGCATCTCCGCTTCCAAACAAACCACCATTACGTTTTGATCAATCTGCTAAGTTAAGAGAAAGCCTACAGCACATACTGCGAATATCGGTCATGTCTAATTCGCTATTTACAAAGTTTGCAAAATATGGATACCCATATTTACCAGCCATTTCCCATAACAAGTTGTTATTAGGATTATCCCAGTCAAACCTATTATGGATATTATATGTTGGTATTGGATATGCAAATGGTTTTCCATTAGCATCACCTTGTATCATTATTTCAAAGAATGCAAGATTTATCATATCCATTTCTTTTTGGCATTCTTTATATGTAAAAGACTGTGATTCATTATATATAATAGCATTTTCATTTAATCTTTCTTCATCTGGAGTTAAATCAAATGTTATATTTGTAAAAGCTGGTTCTGCACCCATTCTACTATTAGAATTTATACTAAAAACAAAGTTTTGCATCTCTTGCTTAACTTCATCATATGATAAATTATCAACTTTTACAAATGGTGCAAGCAGTGTATCAAATGAATTATATGCTACTGCACCAGCTATTTCATTTTGATAAATAGTTGTTAAATTTGCGATTTGGTTTAATATTGAACCAAAGTGTTTAGCAGGGTCAGATGTAGGTACATTATCTAATCCTTGTACAGCCATTGAAATTATATTGCTTAATGAATATCCACTGCAATATCCAGATAATGAATTAAGGTCATGAATATGAATTTTCCCATTTAAGTATGCTTGTGTAATTCTTTTAGGATAAACTTCTCTAAGCCAATAATCTTTTGATACTTCCCCGGAAATATATTTATTTAGCCCTCCAAAACTTGGTGGAGCATTAGAATTTTCACTTACCCTCCAATCTGTTTTATTTAAGTATCCTTCTATAAGCTTTTTGCTATCAATCATAAATAATGTTCCTTTCTTATGTCAGTTATTTGTTAGTTAATTAGTTAATTAGTTAATTAATTAGTTAGTTAGTTAGTTAGTTAGTTAGTTAGTTAGTTAGTTAGTATACTATCTATAAATTTAATTGCATTTCCGTAATTCATTATTTCTCCATTAACATCTAAGATTGGAACAGTTGTTATACCAATTTCAATCATTTTATCAACATTATTTATTTCTGTATATTCAATATCATTTGCATCAAGTTTTGTCTTTAATATAATACAACGAGGACAATTATTTGTATATAAAATTAATTTATTATGTTTATTCAATTTAAATCATCCTTTTATATTTAATAAACGTTGAACTATTTTTAATTTAACTTCATTTTCTAGTTCTTCAATATTTTTAGCACTCAAATATATATCAAAATTAAAATCATCAAGTGATGTTTCGCTACGATGAGCCTTTTGTTTTTCGCTTAAATCATTATCAAATCCTTGTCGTTCAACGTGTACTGTTACTATATTGTATCTTTCTTCAATGCAGCGTGTATATTCATTTGGAAAACGCAAATCAGATATTAATATGTAGTCATAATCATCATTAAAAATCTTAGCAATATTTATAACTGAATCAACCCAAAAGTCTGGGAATCTATCACGTACTTTCTCTGTTCCTATAATTTGCCATTTTGTTCTAGTTTCATCTGTCCTATTAAATATTCCTTTAGCTAAATCTTCTGGTGATTTATCAATAGGCTGGTCTTGATATAAAGCAGTGATAAATTTTACATAATCTGCAAAGTTTATCTCTAATACTCTTTTATTATTAGCAGCAAGTATTTCCTTTGAAATTTTTGATGCAGCACCCTTTCCGCATCTTGCAGAGCCAGAAAAAGTTATTATTGCAGGTTTTTTATTTGTTTGTGTTTGTGATATATTATTTATATCTTGAATATCATTGACATTAATTCCTTTATCATCTATGTACTCATCTGCAGAAACTTTTCTAAGTAAATGCTTATAAGACAAGAATTCTTCTTGACAATATTCATTTACATAGTCAATAGGAATATTTTGCTCTTTACACCAATTTACAGCCTCTGTTAGATATGCTCTTTCTGGCAAATCTTCACGACAAGTCCAGAGTACATTTACTCCTCCAAGCTCTTTATTTTTTCTTATGTAATTTATTACTCGTTGATGTTTTTCTTCTATTATTCCAATCTCAGGGAATGCAATTGTACATAATGTTCCATCGAAATCGCATGCAATTGTTTTAGGACTCATTAACGATTCCTCCGCATATCAACTCTTTTGCCATAGGCAGAGTTTCTATCCAATCACACACAACACCCCAATCATTAATAAGACGATGACTTTTTCTCTGTGAAAAGATATTTCTCAAACAACGATAATTTGTAATCATCCCGGCTGTTATCTCGAAACCAGATGGAGTATTATAAAGTAATTTTAAATACGCTTCTTTTTTCTTTTCTGGATATATATTTCCATCTATTGCATTATATGTTTTTTGTAGTCCAGATACTGTTCTCATGATACTATTTTCTACATATTTATTACAGCAGTAACCAATTGGCATTTTTGATATACGGTGCATTGTACTCATTGATGAAACAAAATTTAAAAATTTATATCGCTCTGCTTCTACCCATGCCTTATTAGATAGTGTAATATCAAATGCCACTGTAATTCCAGTTAGGAATTGTTCATGCCCACCTCCTTTCATATTAGCAAGCTTAATAGCTCTTTTGATATGTTTTTGTGTAACATCATCAATATATGTAACTGAATTAATAGCTATTTGAATCTTTGATACTGCATCATTAAACTCATTTTCAGTTGGAGCAACTTCTAACATTGGATATCCACTACGATAAATACTTTCTGCCAGACCATATATATTTACATTTGAAATACTTGCCATAATATAATACACACCTTCTATTCTAATTTTATTATATACATTATTTTGATAGTATTATTTATTTATTTATTTATTTATTTATTTATTTATTTATTTATTTAATATATCTTTAAATTCTGGCATACTTTTTAATTTATCATAAATAGTTGGATGGCAATATAAGATATTATTAATTTTATCTAAATATGATAAATCAGTATTATCAAATATATGAGATTGTATTATTTTACACCCATATATTTTAGCCCATTTTTTATTAATACGCTTTTTCTTATGTTTTCTTAATTGTATTTTTGTTGTATTATATGGTACTGCTATAACTTTAATTCCAAACATATTGTTGTTAATATTAATACCTCAAATCTATACTAAATATCACTTTTATATTTATCTTCAGCTATTCTTTTGCATCCATAACAAGGACAACCAAAGCCATATAAAGCTTCAGATACATCATATTTACTTTCATGAATACATCCATCACAGTCTTTAGTTCTATCACACCATATAAGTTTTTTTCTATTTAAATCATCTGTTATTATATCTAATTCTGTTTTGGGACAATATATTTCTATAATGTTGAAATTGTCATCAGCCTTATTTGTCAAGTCGAAATTATACATACTACAATCTATTAATCCAAAATCAGATACAAGAACCCATGTGTTTAAAGTTATAGGATGGTTAGTACCATAGTTTTCTAATACCATCCATTTATTTTTGTTTTTAGTTATAACAAACATTCCAGATTTTAATTTATTTTTATTCATTTATATCTATCCCCTATCCACTATTATATTGTAAAACTCATTGCATTATTAATTTGCATCTGCATAATATAATCAGCAAGAGTTTCTTTATTTTTATCATTTAATCCATCGAATAGCTTATTCATTTTAGATATATTGTCATTATAATCTGTGAAATTAATAATTTTTTGCTCTTTTAATATGCATATATTTTTATTATATTTAACAAATTTTTCTGCTAGTTTAATTAATTCATTATTGGTTTTATTATTTTTATTAATATTAGTATTGCTACCCATTTCCACAGTCCATTCAGTTTTTTTTGTTGTTTATTTTTATTTTTGAAGTATTTAATTTTAATAGAATGATTCTTCTATTAAAATACTGTTTTATGCCATATCAACACGCATAGTTTTACCTTTGAATAAATCCTTTAATACTCGTGGACAATACTCTCTATTCTTATTACTTTCTTTTAATTTATATAAATGCTCATGTGTAGTATCATTTTTACTGATCATATCAAGTATTTTCATTTCTGTTTTTATTTTATCTCTCTTTATACGATATTCGCCTAAAAGCTTAAATAGCGAATAGCCTTCTGATGCATTGTATTTATATAGTTGTGCATAATGTTCTATATCACATATTGCACCTTCACATTCATTTAACATAACAGGTAAATTTGAACGGTAGGATTCAATATCATATCTAAATTTCTCTTCTTGTCGTAATTTCTCTTCCCAGTCAAAGTCAAGAGAGTTAAATGGAGTGTCTATTATCAAGTCAAATAATATAGATTTATCTTTGTCATTATGATTATTTGTTTCTTTGATATTATATTTTAATACTTCATACTTGCATCTTAATGTTTTTTTTATTTTATTATTAATAAATTGCTGCGCTTCTCCATCATCAAATTTTGTGGCTTTTGTTATATCTCTTGTTGGTTTATATCCATTTTCTTTGTTATATCTATATACATAGCCACCACTATCTATTAACTGAATTACTTCTATTATAATCACCTGCCTAATTACTTTTAATAAATAGAAACCATAATTTTTAATTTCTTACACTTTTTAAAACATAACCCATTTCTTATTAATATATTATAATGTTAATATATTATATATTATCATAGAGAAATAATAAAGTCAAGTATTATACTAATTTTAATATTTTCTTAAATATATACCCTCGTTCATATTGTTGTTTATTTTTCTCTCCGTGCATACCTACTACTATAGCCCTTTCATTAGTAATGCTTAATATAATACCTTTGTCAAATAATCTATTATGTGTGCATACAATAACATTATCACCACAAGATAAAATATTGCCTAAATAGTCTCTTGGTTTATTATCTTTTATTATATTAGTATTATATTCATTTTTTGCATCAATATAATTATCATCTTTATCTTCAAAATATTGCTTTCCACAAGTTGTACATAGATTCAATATATCTGAACATTTAAAACATATATTAGACTTATTGCCATAAGATGTTGGTAATTTCTTATAACACACATGAAACTAGCTTTATTCCTTTAGCATATGGTTTTATTGAACATAATTTACATAGCATAATATCACTCTTTCTTATATAATTGATTGCTGATTTATTAATTTATATAAACCAGCAGTCAATTATATTTAATTAATTCTTAATTATTACTATTAATCTAACATAGACGCAATATCGTCAATTTCAAGTGATGTACGTTTTTCATTCGTAAGTAATTTATCTAGTTTAGCTTCCATCTTTGATAATTTCTTTTTTTCTTCATCATATTCAATTATACTTGCCTTACATTGTATATCTGCTAACCAATAAATTATGCTGTATCCACTAATTATAACCATTAACTCAATATCTTCGTCTGTCATACCTACATTATATGCAGACATAATTAATGCATTTAATTTTAATGTAAGTAGTAATAATTCTGTTTTATTAGTAGCATGCAAATTATATTTAATCCCATCATATTCAAGTATACAGTTTGTTATAGGAGAAAAGCTTGGTGCTTTCCCAAGTTCATTCTTCTTCTTTATAATTTGTTCCTTTAATTCCATAATTCTTGAATCATTATTAGAATTACTATTTATATTTTTAACATTTTTATCATACATAATATAAATCCCCTTTAATAATTATATATATTTCCATTTTTTAAATATTTTTGTAGTCTCAAAGGTTGTAACTTTTCATATAGCTCTTTAGCTTGTAGTGGTATAAAATATTTTGCTGGTGAATATGAATATGGATATGAATATGATGGAATTAATTCATCTTTTATATTTGAAAATTCAAATCTATTATTATAATCTTTTTGTACATTAATATTATTATAATTATTATAATAGCAACGATTAATTGTAACATAATATTTATTATCTATATGAATATATTCGTAATAAAAATACTTGCCATATTTATTAACCTTATATTCATAATAATTTGTACAATTTATATCATTTGATTTTGCATAAAATATATCGCCTATATTTTCTTTAAATTCTTCAAAACTATATGGAATATATTTATCCATACTTGGGTCATATGGTGAGAATCCATTTGTATGTTCTAGTAGAGTGTATATATGTGGATATGCAGAGTTACATTCATTTGAAATTATTGATATAAACTTTTTGCTAATTGACTTCCAATAATAGAATCTATAATATAATCCATTACTACATTTATTTGAATCATATTTTTTATCAATAGACTCTTCTGCAAACCAATAATATTTCTCAATTTTTTCATCAACATGCCATTGAGAATCATATCTTCCAATATAAATAAGATTTTTGTTATCTTTCATAGCATATGTAGCACCTAATATTAAATCTTTGGCTTTTATATATTCATTATTATGTACTATATAATTATATTCTTTTATCTTTTTATAATCTGGAGAATCTACTGGAAGTAAAACTAATTCCTTACCAGCCCAACCATATACAAAATCACCTTCAAGACCTTTCCCCTTAATTGAGTTTGTATTTTCAAGTATATGTAGAAGGTTTTCAATACTAATCTCAAATTCAAAGTTGCGTGGGTCATATACTCTTACCTTTGCCTTTCTATGTTCCCACCAACTATAACTATAATCTCCAACTTTTTTATTTAATACAAATCCAGACAATGGAGTATTCTCATATTCTTCTGGTTCTATTTTTTTGTCTATCCAATTATTCCATGATGCTTCTTGTCTAAGCTTACCTGATTGGTCAGTATATACTATATATGCTAAACGGCCTGTATATGTATCATTTCTTTCTTTAAAACCTATATTTAATTTTGTTGGTATAAATATAGTGTTCTGCATTTTATTTCCTTTCTATTGTTAAATTTAGCTCAAATCTCTATCAATATTTACTGGCTCTGATGTTTCAAGAACTTTATTGAGCATATCAAGAATTGAGATTTCTGATTTTAACATGTTTTTTAGATTGTCTAATTCTCTTTACTCATTCTCATTATCAATCCTAACATTGAATAATTCAGTAAACACATCTGTTGCTGGATTAATAACAAGCAAATCATATGGAGAAAATAACCACTTTGGATCTTTAGTATCTTCTTTTAATGTTACCCAATCTTTTTTGTCGTAGCTTTCTTCATATAATGCATGAAATACTGTATCTTCATTTGATAGTATAAATTCTTTGTATGACTCGTCAGTATTATCCCATAATTTTGAGTTTTTTATACGGGCAACATTAATTTTAACTTGTTCTCCATCTTCTACAAACCATCGCCATTCAGCATTTTCATAAAATCCATTTGCAAGATTTAATGATTCTATAATATGATTTAATTGTTCCTTTGATATATTTTTACTTACACCTAACTTCTTTCTCATTTCTTTAAGTTGTTCTCTATTAACTATTTTTTTTAACTCAAATTTTGTTAATGTATTAATATCTTTTGGAATTAATTTTTCGTTAGTTATCATTATATATTACCTCGCAATTATTAAATTATTATTATATTACTTTTAACTTGCAAAATTCTGGATAATCATTTTTCTTCCATACATAATGTGCGTATTCAATTGAATCAGTTGAACTGCCTTTAATAAAACTCATTCTTTTATTATGAACAAATGCGTATTGTGGCATGAATTCATCCCAAAATGGCTTCCTTTCTATTGTGCCAAAGAAGTTTAACCGTTGTAACATTATAACCCAGCATCCATCTGCTATATCATTAAGTGCTTTTTTTATTATATCAATTGCTATATTAAATGGTGGGTTAGTGATAATCATATTTGGTTTAAATGGCAAATCATATGTAAGATAATCTGTTTTTATGTATGCCTTGCTATCTTGTCTTATATCTAATGTTGCTACTTTTGTTGCCCCAATTTGTTTAAGTGCTTTAGGATAACTCATATCATTATTTATATCGCCACCAGCACATGGGTCTAATATTAATTTGTCTTTAAATGTATAATTTTCTATATGTTGAAATTCATTTAGAAACTTAATTATTGGCTCTATTGGTGTAACATAGTAGTCTTTGTTTATTGCTCTTTTTTCTTTTGATTTATTACTTCTATTTGTACTACTTATAATCATACATTCCTTTCTTCTATTCTAATAATCCTCTATCTATTGCATACTGCATATAATGCTCAACTCTATCTTGTTTATCGTGAATATCAAATATGTTGCCATAATCTGTAGCTATATCTTCTTCTTTCAACATATTAATAATTGTAAACAAGTCATTTAATTCAAGATTAATCTGATCATGTGGTGTAGGCTGATCTTCAAATTTATCATCAATCCCAAATCTTAATGCTTTTGAACAAGCTTGTTGTACTTCTGCACATTCTTCCATAAGGCATATTAACAAATGCTGTTTTCTATTAATTATATTTTGATTCATATTAATTACAATTCCATCCTTTCTATTTTATTTTATATCTTTAAGTACAATTCCATTTGTTTTATTATAAATAGTTTCAAAACTTCCACCTGTATAACATAAATTAATAACAATTGTATCTACATGCCCATATTCTTGTAATAATAGCATAGTATCGTCAAATCTAGTCATTGTAGTATAAAGATTAGTTTCATCTACAATATATATTTCATACCATTTATCAATTTGTTGTTCCATATTATTAATCATTCCTTATCATATTCATATTATTTATATTAATTATTGATATAAAGTCCGTTATGAGGGATAAATGTATCAACCATTACTGTTGCAGTATGTTCTATATCAAATTTATCTGCTTCTGTTTCATTATATTCTTTTGCAATTTTGAATGCTTCACGAGAATCTAATTTGTCAGCATATACAATGTTAACATCATTACCTTGTAATACTACTCTAAATTTTTTACCCATATTACACACTCCAATATTCGCCGCACTTGGCGTTTGTTTTTCTATTTTACGACTTCATAACAACTGGCATATTCACTATTGTTTTATATTTCATAAGAAATAAAGTTTAGTACATGAAGTTCTATAATTTAAAATAGTTTTAATCAGTAAACTTTAATCAACGAACTCTATATCTCTACCATATTTGCTTCCCCTTAATCCATATTCAACAGCATGTTTTCTATTCCCATCGCCAGTTTCCCATTCAAGATTAGCTACATCTGGGTTTAACTTATCACCAAATTTGTGGTTCACTTCCCAATACTTCTCACCTTCTGGAATAGGGCCTGGGTCTGGAAGGAATGCTACTGCTACTAATTTATGTACATTAATTGTTATTCTTTTGCCATTAGCACTAAGCCCAACTTGTGGATATCCTTTAGTACTAATTGTTTGTTTTAATATTTTACCTTTTCTTTTTTGAGTTCCTGTGTTAGTAGATGGATTTATTATCTCTCTATCTTTTGAACGAACTCTTCCTTTATTGCTAACTTCATAACTATCTGGATATATAAATGTATCTTTCCATTCTTCTGCTTCTACATTTGAATAAAACCAGTTTAAGAATAAATTATTTATAGCAACCAGCTCTTCTTTTACTATATCAATACTATCACCATCTGCTTTTGCAAATGATGATAGTTTGTCTTCAAGCTCTTTCCATAGCACTCTAGCTAAACTTAAAAACCGTTGTTCAATATATCGCCAGCGTTCTATTTTTTTAAGAGAGCGCATCTTCTCATATACCTTCATTTTTACAACTCCTTGAAAATATAAACTTCTTTAGCTCCTTGTGATATTAATTTGCTATTAATTGTATTTAATAATGTAATAGATTGTGATATATTTATAATTTGGTCAGTGCTTCCATATTCTACAACTTCCTTTATTATATTTGCTAGATAGTTAATTTGCTGTAAGTTCCTACTTAATAGAACATCAGCCTCAGCCTGTGTAAGTTCTAATACTAATGTATTTGTAGAATTATTATTTTTATAATCAATTGGTTCAAAGTGCCGAATAACAATCGCTCCTTAAATTAATTATTTTATTATTTATTTTTTGGCATGTGAATAGTATAGCAAATCTATTGTATAATGTCAAGTATTAATAGAATATATTCCATATGGCTATAAATTTTCTAATTACACACAAATATAATCTATAAATTTATTTAATGGGCAATGTTCGCAAAAATTAGCTTCAACTTCTATTTCGCAAGTATCAAGCCACATATCTTCTTCACATTTTATGCAATATACTTCGTTATTAACTGTAGCGTCTCCTGTTAATTTTGCTTTGCCATTTTTCCCAAATTTACATTTAAACATACAAAAAGTATTTTTTTGTTCTTTTAGCATATCTTTTATTTGTTCGATGCTCATGTTAATTATCATTCCCTTTATACATATTTGGTATATTTGTTTTTAGCGCATAAGCCACTTTAGGATGACAATATAATGTATTTGTTTGCGTGTGAATACAACTATAATTATCTGGCAACATATGTGATTTGATAATATCGAAGCCATATATTTTTGCCCATTTTTTATTAATACGTTTCTTCTTATGTTTGCGTTTTTGCGTTTTAGTTATTTGGTAAGGAATTTCTATTATTCGAAGTCCCATTATATTGTTTATCATTATTTAATCATCCAATCAATATTTATTTATTTTTAATTTGTTTTGATATGATTTCACAACCTCTTCACCCATTCTATTTGAATAGAATCCCAAATCTATTCAAATATTTTATGCCTATGCGGTATAATATCATATTATCTATACGGATTATTTGTGCCATAACGATATAAATACAGTATGTCTATTAGATACTATTACGTCATATTGTTCATTGTTAATAATATGCTTTTGCGAACTACAAACTAACTATATATTTTTCTAAATAGTTGGTGGTTCTGGCAAACAATCACACCAACGGACAATATCTGCTATTGGTGAACAATTAACCTCAAACCAAACACATAAATCTTCATCGTAGTATGCTATATGGAACATTTCAGTTCTATCTTGCACATACAGATTATTATAATATGTTTCTCCATTAATAATTTTTGACAATCCATTTGGCAACGCATCAGAACATTCAGTCCAGGGATTATTTTTAACAATATTAAATATATCAATATCATAACCTTCATCCCAGTATGTATAAATCTTACCATTGTCAGGGTAACATGCTTCAAACCATGTTAAGCAAGGATTGTAGTTAGTATCGTAGAAATTTGCTTTAGCAACAGTTTTATTAAATTCTAAGAATTCATTCATACTAAAATCTAATCTATAGCATTCATCAGATTTTGAATATGTAATAGATGTAAGATATGCTTTCATCATAGCGTTTGGCTCATTACCGCCGTCTTCAAATGCTTCTGTGAATTGAACTGAAATAGGCTTCTCGGTTTAATCTAACATTTTTATTAAATCTTTTATGTAAATCACAAAAATTCCTCCATACATGGTTTGCGTGTTTTATCTTGCCAATCCCACCACATCATTTCTTTTCCCGGTATTTGTTCACGATAGTTCCCATATGCAAACTTATAATAATATCCACATTCACATTCTATTTCTTCTTCACATAATCCATAATTTTCTATATAGTATTCACGATTAGCATATTTCTCACAGTGAGTACATTTTATTTTTTCTGTCATTTAGCACCATTCCCCATATTTATTTAACAAATCTTTAAAGTATTTAATTACTTTTCTTTGATTATAGTAGTGCTTGCAGTTTTTATAAATGGCATATCCTTTAAATTGAATCCAGCAGCTCCTCTATGCCCTCCACCACCATAGCTCTCAGCTATAGCACCACAATCAACTGTTTTATCAGATGAGTATAATGTATACTGCCAACATTCTCCATTAAATGCAGAAACCATAACAGTTTGATAGTTGTTATAATCTTCTCCAAATATCCACGCATTTTCACGTCTATTAATTGCCAAGCATTTATACCCAGCAATTTCAGTCTCGTATGCATATTTCTCTTTATGATATTTGTTATTATTATCTATATATGTTTTAATTAGTTTGCCTTTTTCAATAACATCTTCAAGAACATTTAATCCTATATTTTCAATATGTTCTTTAAATAAAAATCTCCAAATATTATCAAGTGCATTAAATGGCATTGTTTCTAATCCTAGTTTAAAGTATGTTGTTTCATCACCAAAATTATATTTCCAACAATCATAATCATCGATCAATTCAATGAAATATGGCACATCATATTTTGTGTTATATAGATACATACATGTTAACATAGCGCCACAATAATCTTTGCTGCGAATGCCTTTAATATCTTTTATCCATGTATATTCAGGTTGCTCTTGCAATTTTAAAGTGCTATCATGATGGTCTATAAATATTACATCACACTTCATTTCATTGACAATTTTATCTAGTATATGTACTGTATTTTCTTTAAATGAGTAATCTACAATATAAACTTGTTCACCTATACTTATTTTATTTGTTTGAATTGTATTGTTAATATAATCAACTTCAAAATAGTCATCCTTATTATAATTGCCAGTATAGTTTGCTATTATAGCACCTGCACAGTATCCGTCATGATCATTATGATAAAATACTTTCATTTTATATCATCCTCTATTAAAATTATTTAAATTATATTTGATATTTTATTCGTATAATCCCTTTTGAGATTCTGGCAATAAATCAGGATCCCCAGCTCTAGTTTTATGATATTCTAATATTTCGCCGTAATATTTTTTATTAGATGTTTTAATTGTATATAATACATTATCATTTTCAATTGTTGCAAAATTTAGATTTGTTACCATAGACATAGATAATATATATTTGCAAAAATTATAATCAGATAATTCATAGTAGCATCTAAATAATATAATATCATATACACTATCTACTGGCATTCTAATTAATTTATTATCATCTGTTTTTATAACTTTGAATATCTTCCCACTATGCAGGTATATATGAGTGTAAACTGGGTTATCATAATAATAAGATATTCCATATATTAATGTCCTATTTTTATGGCTGCCAATATTTTTTAATGCTTCAGTCATAAAGTCTTTGTTTAATAAATTAGTTCGTGTATTTTCTAATGAATAATATTGATCAATCGTCATATAATATCACCAATCATTTTAAGAAATTCCATTTCAGTTAATATAGGGATATTCAGTTCATTAGCTTTATCGATTTTTAATTGCCCTGCAGCACTCCCAGCGATGACATAATCTGTTTTCTTTGATACACCACTAATAGGTATAGCCCCTATTGACTCTAGCCTTGCTTTAATACCATCTCTTGAATAACGTTCAAGTGTTCCTGTTGCCAATACTTTCTTTCCTATAAATGGATTATCTTTGATTATTATATTTGATTGTTCTAAATCATTTGTTTCAAATTCAATGAATTCAAGTAATTCAGAATATAATTTAATATTATCTTTATTTTGAAAATATTTATAAATATTCTTATGCATAATATCTCCAAAATCATCAAGACACCTAAAATTAAATCCATCTATTATAGCTTGCTCGAATAATAACCATTCTCCATTAAAGTATTTGCTAATAGTCTTAGATGCTTTTGTGCCAATATTAGGTATCCCAAGAGATATAATAAATTTATGCAATTTTACTTTTTTGCTTTTTTCAATTGATTTTATTAATTTTTCATATGAACGCTTACCAAAACCTTCTATACATATTATTTTATCTTTATATTCTTCAATTCTATATATGTCAGCAAATGATTCAATTATATTATTGTCAATAAATTTCTCAATAGTCTCAGATGATAATCCATCTATATTCATTGCCTTTTTACTTGCAAAGTGAACAATTCTGCTTAACAATGTTCCTTTGCATTTGTTAGATGTACATACTAATATTTTTGTTAGCTTAGATGTTCGTATTGCTGTATTTGAACCACATACTGGACAAATATTTGGGATAGTCGCTGTATTGCTTTTAGTCTTATTTTCTAGCACTTGAGGAATAATTTGATTAGCCTTAAAGATGCTAATAGTATCTCCAATTCCTAGTTCAAATTCTTGGAATATGCTAACATTATGTAAACTTGCTCGTGATATATCAGTCCCATCAATTTCTACTGTATTAAATATTGCAACTGGTGTAATACATGTTCTTCCCATTGACCATTCTATATCTCGTAAAATTGTTTCAACAGATTCGTCTTCAAACTTAAATGCAATAGAATGTAATGGATGATGTGATGTTACTGGTGCTAAAAATGTAGACATATGTATACATTTTTATTTGTTCGCTGTTTCGCTGTGTCCTGCCTCGGAATTCCCTACTACAGTTTGTTTAACACTCCACAGTATTCAAGGATACACCATGTTCCTTAAGCTGATAGCTTTCTATTTGTACTTTCTATTGCTATAGCTATCATACTCATATCTTTCCAGATTTATAGCAGCATTATAGTCTCTATCAATTTCTAATCCGCATACTTCACATATATACACTCTATCTTTTAGCTTCAAATCCTTCTTGATATTGCCACAAATAGAACACTTCTTACTACTCGGATAATATCTATTGGCTTGAATATATTCGCTTCCTATAAACTCACATTTATATCCAATCTGTCTCATAAATTCAGACCAGCATTGTTCTTGAATAGCTTTTGATAGGTGTTTATTCTTCATCATCCCACTCACATTTAAGTCTTCCATTACTACTCTTTTAGGTAATAATGAAACTGGTTTATGTGTAGTTTGATGTATGTAATCTTTGCGTTTATTAGTTAACTTTGACTGTACTCTTTTAAGGATTTTTTCTGTTTTGATAATATTATTAGTCTTATTATAATTGCCATTAGTTCTATACTTACGAGAAATTTTGCGCTGCAAATATTTCTTTTTATTTTCTAAATTTCTCATACGCTTAGACTTATTAATATTATGAAAAACTATTTTTTCTCCTCCGAAAGAGCATACTGCTAAATATGTTATTCCCAAATCAATCCCAAGAGATTTATCTGTAAGATTTAGTGTTTGGTTCTCACACTCAATACCAAATGATAATATCCACTTATTATTTTCATGTTTTATTCGTGGATTGCTTATCTTACTGTCTCTGCCTTGTGGCAGATTATAATTTGTTTGGTATTTAATCTTACCTATTTTTTCTATATTAACATATGAGTTAATAAAATATGTACTATCAACTCTAATTGGAAACTTATTTATATTATCTTTACGTGATTTAAATTTAGGATGCCCTTCTAAATCATATGGTGTTAGCTTTTTCCCAATTCTTTTAGCTTTAACCATTTTATTTTTAGAATACTTAGCTGGTTTAATATTAAAGAATCTGTTATATGCATCACCTAAATCAATTAACACGTTTGACAATGTATGAAATGAAACTTGATTAAGCCAATTATACTCATCAGTTTTCTTAATTTGCGTAAGAATTTTTCTTAATGCATAAGCACTTAAATGCTTTTCGTTATTCTTAAACAAATCCATCTCATAACTAAGTCCCCAATTCCATACTGCTCTAGCAGCATTTACATGTTGCCATAGTTTCTCTTCTTGGTCTTGCGTTGGGAATAATCTTATTCTATATCCTTTAATCATGGTGTATTCACCTCCTTTTATAATTATTTTATAAAGGAGTGTTTGATTTTAAACAAATAAAAACATACACAATTGCGTTACATTTTTAGCGTGTTCATATGAGGTCGTTAATCTCATACGGTTCTCAAACTCTCTATTACAACTAACATTATTATAATAACATATAATTTTAATAATGTCAATAGAAAAGAGTAATGAACTCCTTATGCTTTCACATAAGCACAGACTATATCATCAACCCTTCTATTAATAGAAGGTAAGCTCGTTTCGGGTGACTTCACCCTACTCCCCTCGCGAGGGATAGTCGTTGAACAGTACCCTATTCAGGTATATGCTGCTGAACGCCCCTTTTTACTAGCACTTAGGATTTAACCATATGCCATCCAACTAATTTTTTCTGCTTTCGCTGCATATCGCACTTAGGCATATTTCATCCTTATGCTGTAGCTTAGTTGGCCTTAGGGGTTTACCAGCAATTGTTGCTTTGCTGGGCAGATATTTTTCACTATCTACCACTACATGCAGATTACTCTACATGCGGAGCGATATAATTATTAAAAATATATGTATATGTATGACTATAGTTATACACATATGACTACATATTTAATAATTGTTAGTTACTCCAAGTGACTCTCCATAAGCTTTATCATTATATGTAAATACAACTCCGTCAATAGGAGTTGATGTCTCTTTAGCAGATTGTTTAAGATCATTAATTATTGATTCAATTTCAATATAATTACTGTTGCATGGTGGTATAGACATAACATAATTAAATCCAAGTGTAATAAGTTTATTTAACTCTTCTGTTTTATTATATATTATATCTCCATCATCTTTAGATATATTATATGCATAAAAATAAACATTCCTACTCTTACATATTTCGCTATTAAGCTGTCTAACTGAACCGGAAACTAAATTCCTTGGAGTTTTATATTTGTCATCACTATTAATAATACTTTCATTTATTTTGTTGAAAGAATCATAATGGATAATGCATTCGCCTGTTATTTCTATATAATCATTATATGGTATTGTTAATGGAACACCTACAAATGTATGTACATTATGAGTAATATCTTCCCCTTCCTCGCCATTTCCACGTGTAGAGCCTTGTATAAGCCTTCCTTTGTCATACTTTAATTTAATTGCAAGTCCATCTAACTTTAGACTTGCAATTAAATCTTTATCTTGCATAAAACTTAAAATTTTATTTATATCTTTAGTCTTGTCAAGACTAAGCATAGGAATATCATGTATTACTTTTCCTAATTCTGATTTTACTATATATCCAACAGATTGTGTAGGCGAATTAGATATTATTATTCCTGTTTCTTTTTCCAATTCTAACAACTTATCATAAAGTTTATCATATTCTGCGTCTGATACTAAAGAAACATTATCGTTATAATATGTATCTCTATAAATATTTAATTTACCAACTAAGTTTTTAACATCTAATGCACTTGGCAATTGAACCATCCCTTTATATATTTAATATTAATATATTATACTATAACTATTGTATATTGTCAAGTATAGTCTAATCTAATCTATATCCTATTGTTAGCCTATTTTAATGTTATGCTTTAATCCAACTAATAATCTTCGTAAGAACGTTTCTCTTACTAGATTATCTTTCTTTTTAATAGCATTATTAATAGTAGGAGCATCCCCTATATGAATACATCTTTCTTCTGTTCTTGTAAGTGCTACATACAATAAATTCGATGTCATAAAAAATGAATGTGATATAGGAGATATATATATTACTATTCTGGCAGACCCTCCTTGTGCCTTATGGACAGACAAAGAATACCCCAAGAGGACATTCTGCATCTCTATGCGTGTATATACAACTTTTTCTCCAGAGAAATCTATAACTACATTATTTGACCCAATAGATATTATCTTTCCGATCTCTCCGTTGGCTATAAATGCTTCGACAGACTCTTGCTGTTTTTTTTCTTTAATGCTAAATATATGATCCCCATTGTCATCTTCATCTTCTTCGTATACATCGTCATAGTCATAAGATTTATCGAAAAGCATTTTATTCTTACTATATTTTTTAGCTCTATAGTTATTTTTGGTTTGTATTACAAGATCGCCTTCGAAAAATTGCGTATCACCAATTTTGAATTCATATGGTTGTGGAATTAGTGAATTAACATTAGCAATCTTTTGTAAATTGTTATTTAAAGTAACCGTACCCTGCTCGCCTTTATTCTGTGCTGATAGAACCATAATATCATCTACTGTATATCCCTTTTTTAGTAGTTGTTTATATACTTCTATAACCTTATTAGATATATTTTGTGTATCTGACTGAATAAATATATAATCGTTGTTTGCTCCGAACACTTTACGACCATCTACATGAGCTGGTAAATATCTTCTAGATTCACGTATATCTGTTGCAACCTTCATCAATCCTCCTTCACTATAACGGAATACTTTTGTTAATGTGATTGTTGGAATAACATTACTTTCTATTAAATCATGAAGCAAATTCCCACAAGAAACAGATGGCAACTGTGCATTGTCTCCGACGACAACAAGTTTTGTAAGTTTAAAATCTATTGCATCAAGTGTTTTTTTAAATAAGAATATATCAGCCATAGAACTTTCATCAATTATTAAAACATCTATAATAAGTTTGTTGTCTAACCTAAACATCCATTCATTAGGAGGTCTAAACCCTAGTCCGCGATGAATAGTTTTAGCATCTCTTCCAGTATATTTAGCGGCAACTTTACTTGCTCGTCCTGTTGGAGCGAATATATTATATGTTTTATTATTATCGTCTAAATATGATATTATAGCTTCTATGGTTTGAGATTTCCCGGTTCCGGCGTTGCCTTTTAATATAATAATACTATTACAACACATTTCTACGATAGAGCTAACTTGTTCATCAGAAAGCATAATTCCATTTTTGCATTGGCGATATTTTTCTATATCTATTTCCCATATATTATCTTTACCTTCTTTAAGACCATCAAATAAGCGATTTGCAATATAAACTTCTGTATCGCGTGTTTTTTTTCGTGCTATTTCTCTTAGTTCTTTATCTAAAAAGAATGTCGGATTGTCTTTTATAGCCAATACAAAATGATGGCAACATGCCGGAACTAGTTTGTCACATTGCTCTTTTAATGTAGCGATGCTCATTTTTGTATGCCCATTTGCTTCATTTTCTTTTAAAAGATATGTAATACAAGCCAAACATCGTTGTGCGCTTGAGCGCAAATCTTCTTCAAATTCAACAATAGCATTTTCACCTTTATTAACTCTATTCCTTGATTCTTCTTCCATATCTAAAAGTAATTGGTCGGCAGTTTTAAACCCAATACCTGATACTTTAGTCAGGCATTGGTATGGGTCTTTTTTCATTTTTTCACGAATAGATTGTACTGACGTATATTCTGCATATAATTTCTTAACCATTGTAAAACTTAATATTCCACCAAATTCATTAAGCATCTCTATTAAACAATAATTCATAATAATTTTGCTTTTTATTTTTTCAAATGTCTTTTTACCTACACCTTTTAGATACTTTCTATCTATTGAATCATAAACATCTTCTAAGTTATTATTCATAACTCTATCAACAATGTCCGGGAATACTGTAAGTAAAATTGTTGCTTGTCTAGGGGTAGCTACCTCAGATAAGAATATATCCATATCTAATTCAGCTATTGGCTTATCATTTTTTATCGTTTTTACATTATACCCAAACCCTCTTTGATCAGAGTATTCTTCTTCAGCTACTACATCATAAGTCATTCCTGTTGTTAATTCGTGTATATCCCCTTTGATAGTGGCGTTACCATACTTAGTAAACTTAATTTGAGGATATTCTTGTCTATTAACATCGACAGAATAAATCTTAAAATTATCGCTGCTATATATGCATCTTATAGCAGTACATTTAAATTTGACTTCGATAGCTACCATCGCCCTTTCTATTTTTTCTTTTTCTTGGATTTATTATCCTCATCATAATACTCAATAAGAACTTCCCATTCTTCTAATACAAATTCTGTTTCGTCTGTTTCAGCCCATTTATCTATTGCCTTTTCCGTCCCATCAGATGCTATTATAGTCTCTTTCCCAATTTTCTTTTTCTTATTTTGCTCACTAAATTTTGGTATATTTAATATACTATACCTGCCGAATGGATCTTCCTTATATTTCCTGCTTTGTTTAATACGGGCTTTAACTTCATTACCAGTTCTTAAATTACGCGCTATGAAATTTGGTGTAGTAGAAGCATTTTTCCATTCCCAATAATCAACAATAATATATGCATTAAGTGGTGCTTTTTTATTTATGTATGTAGTATATTCAAGATATTCTATTTCAAATTTAACATATTCTATAGCCTTCATTGGTTTGTTTACTTTGGTTTTACTTAATTCCATCATAAGCCCAGGTACATCAATTTCTTTATATAGAGTATTACATTTCTTTCCTGCATATTTTTCCATATGGTATTCTGACACACCGAAGTTTTCCATCTGACAGAACTTGATTTGCTTTATTGTTTCGTTTGGGTTGCTATAAAACAAATAATATAATTCAAGCATATCAAGCAAATATTGATTCTCTCCGAATTGTTTAAAAAAGTTTAATCCTGTTAATATATTAAGCTGCCTTGCATCAACAGATGTTTTTCTTTTTATATCTATAACCAAGTCTATAAATGATGTATATTCGTTTTTTGATAATTCTAGCAATTCATCTGCTATTTTGCTATTACACCATTTTATTGATTCAATACCTTTGTATATTGTATTATCTGTTCTATTAAGTGTATATTCACTGCCGGACTTCCCAAACTCTATATGTTTAACTTGGATTCCGCGTTCAATAGCTAATTGTGTACCTAGTTTAATATCTTCCATATTATCAGCGTTATTAAGGTAAGCTGTTATAAATTCTAATGGATGATATGTTCTTTGATAAGCACAATGGTAGCCATTCATGGAATATCCGGTACTGTGATTATAACCAAATTGATACCGTGCGCTATCATCAATTATTTTTAAGAATGCTTTTGCTTCTACTTCTGCTATTTCACGTGGTTGGATAGAAGTTTTACAATATCCATCTAGTATCTTAGGCAGCTGATTCTTTACTGTCTCCTTGCATTTTTTACCAATTCCACGGCGTGTGTTGTCAGCCTCTGAGCCAGTGAATCCACATATGTCTGTGAGGAATTTTATTGAATCCTCTTGGTATAATAGCCAACCGTAATTATCTTTTAGTAGCTCATCGATCTCTTTTGAAGGATTTTTATTAAATTCTCTTGCAAGAAGTTTATCTCTAAAACTTTTACCTGACGGTCTAATAGCTGAATTTACCATTGACATATCATTTATCTTAGTTGGCTTAAACTGTTTTAATTGGTCATGTGCATGCTCTTTCTGAAATTGAAATATTCCAATACGAGACGTAATCATATCTTCCCATACTTTTTGATCTTCCCAGTTGATTTCATGAGATTTTTTATAGTGAGTTCCAATATATTTATAAGAATCTTTTAATATTCCAATTGTCTTTAATCCTAGAATATCAAATTTAACATAGTTCAAAGAATCTACAGCTTTCATTGCGCATGAAGCTACTGGGAAGTCTTCATTCCCATCACTAAAGAACACACCAATATTATCATATAATGTTATCGGGCTACCTATCATCCCCGCCGGGTGATGCCCCTTTGAGATTATCGTTCCTTTTATACCATCAAAATAATAGAATAGATCTTTGTTTTCTTCTTTTAATAATTCAAACTCGGATTTTAAGTTGTTTAGTTTTTTTGCAGATTCTGAATCTGCTGGAATAACATTCATAAATGCATCATGATTATCAAAGTCTATTTTTGGCAAATCACAATCAGGGTCTTCCATGTTAATTTCTGATTGAATTATTTTAGTATATTCTTTAGATAATAATTCATGTTTGTTTTTTATTTCAGCTACTAAATCAAGATCTTTATATCCAAGCCCATTCCCCAATACATCAATTGTCCCACGGTCTTGAAGAGTTCCAAATTGTGCTATATATGAAGTACATTGTGTTCTGAGTTTATTCTGAATCCATGCGTATACTTTTGGTCTATCTTTAGGTGCATAGTCTATGTCAATATCAGCTAAACTAATTCTATCGGCGTTGCAGAATCTAGAGAATACTGTATTCCATATTACAGGGTCTAAGTCTATTATATCTAGTATATATGCTATTGTGCTTCCGCCTACGCTACCTCTACAATGCCCATAAGGAATATCATTTTCATTACAATAGTCACAAAGCTCAGACATAAACAACATAAAGCTTTCCATTCCCTGTGCTTTAAATGCATTAAATTCTTCTTTTATATTTATTTTATACTTTGGGTTATTGCCATCAATTATGCCTTCTTTAACCTTTTTATTATATTTTCTTTTAATTGTATCTCTAAATAATAATTCTGCATTATCACCATATGTATCAGGGTATTTATAAGTTCTATCTAGAGTAAAGTCTTCAACCATATCTGCAAATACGTTAGTATTCTCTATTGCTTTCATAAATACTTCTTCTGGTAGTGAATTTTGCTTTCTAAACATTTCAACAAGTTCATCATATGTTTTAAAAGTTAGGTCAAATGCATCTTCAGCATCTTCTTTAGCATATTTAATATTTTTAGATCGTTGCAAAACCAATCTGCATTCAGCTTTGTATTTGCTCGATGAATGTGTATCAGTCCCAGCAATAAGCGGGATTCCAGTTTTTTGTGATATTTTATATAATAGTTTATTATATTCTATCTGATCTATATGCTCATGATATTGTATTTCTAAAAAACACCTGTGCTTATTTTTAGCCATCCACTTAACAAGCTTTGTTCGTGCCGCAGACATTTCTTCATTGTTCCATTTCCATATAGGAGAAGCAAGACAAGCAGATGTGACTATAATATTATCACTGGTGTTCATAAGTTCATCTAAAGATATACGAGGATTATAATACATATGCCTATCAGACTTATCATCTGCTTTCCCCTTTGATGTTGCAATAGACGATATAAGGTTAAGCTCCTTTACGCCATCAAGATTTCTAGCATATAATCCAATATGTCCACCCCTGGTATCATCAGTTAATGAACGACAAACATACGTTTCTATTCCATGTATGTATTTAATCCCTGTTTTATCGCATAGCTGCTTTTTAAGAACCCAGTCATAAACATTGCCATGTTCACTAAATGCAATAGCTTTCATTCCGTGTTTATTTGCTAATGATATATACTCTTTATAAGACGTACATGAATCAGAGAATCCGTTGCAATTACTATAATCTGTATGTACATGATATTTCACATAGTTTTTAATATTAGTCACATCCTTTGCATTCTAGATTAAGTCATCTAACCAGTCTAGATTATTATTACATTCTTCTTGTTTTGTTTGATTATTGGCATTAATTACTCCACTAACTGTGAATCCAAAATTCTTTTCTGCGTTATATTTATCTAGGTGCTGCCCGTAAGGTTTATGAATCTTTGCACTATAAGGCATAAGGTTGGCTAAGTAATAGCTCTCTTTCTTTAAGCTTTCTTCGCTATCCCAAAACATTTTATCAATATTAGTTTTGCGGTATTGCTCTGTACGATTCTCTATATCATCTACTACACCAAGTAAGTTAGCTTTTAGGTCTTCAATAATTTCTTCGTTTAAGTCTATATAAACATAACAGTCATCAAATTCATATAATTTTTGTATATCTTCTGGCAACACTTTAATGTTGTTTGTTTGAATAAGCAATTCAATATATCCATCAATTTCGTCAGTAGAATATCCAAGATGTTTTAGCCACATAGTAGCGTTAGTTTTAATGCTTTCTCCCAGTTTTATTCTTTCTATATTGCGAATTTTCTTTTCTCCGTTTTTCTGTTTTATTGTTACAGCTTGATATTTTAGGAAGTTCCAAGCTATCTTTATTTTTTGCAATGGAATCCCAGCTTGCGACATGCCAAGTGCATATAATATTAATTGCTGTGAATTTTCTTTGATTTTAGCACCTGAGTATATCGTAGATGTTTTGAAGTCGATTATATGTGCATATCCTTCATCACACTTAAATACACAGTCCATATATCCGATTAGTATTACTTTTGCACTTAGCTTAATTAATATAAATTTTTCTAAATATGTTTTGTATGGTATAACTTTATGAGTTTTGAAAAAATGCTCTAAATTATATACATATTTCTTTTTAATCGACGCATTTTTTTCTGGATTACTTCTGTCAAATTTTAAGTCGAATACATCACATTTAGCCCATTCATACTCAAATTCTTCTATCATTTTTTCATACTTGATTAATCCACCATAGAATCTTTCAAGTATATTGTGACAGCATGATCCAGCAGTTGAATATACAGACTCTTCTCTGTCTGGTGCTTTGTGTAATATATAGTGTAGAAAATACTCATATGTAGATGTTATAAATGTAGATATTTTTGACCAAGACCATAAAATTTTTATAGAATGTTTCTTTTTTAGTTCTTTAAGCTGCTCATCTGTTTTCCTCATTTAATTTACTCACGCTTTCATATTTAATTCTCGGAGATATACTGCACGTTCTTTTTCATCATATACCTTGCGCGTATTTAACATAATCTCAAACATTTTATCAAATCCTATTTTTACATCACTTATATTTGATTTTGGTGGTAGAAGATTTGCTTCGTCACACATATAACTGACTCTACTACCAAGCCAAAATTTTTCGCACATATGTCTAACTTCTTGTAATGACACATCGTTATCCATACATATTATTATTTCTACACCTAAACTTCTTAATATTCTTGCCTGCTCATATGACATTTCATGCCCAGATAATGCTACACATGTTTCTATATGTATATGTTTATATATAATTTCTCCGGATTCATCATCTATTTCTCTTGCTACCATCATTCTGCTATCCATTTTATGAACAGCCTTTTCAGATTCGAATACTATAACAAATCCTCTTTTTAATATTTCTTCTTTATTTTCCCATAGTCCATATATATTATTCTTTTTAACATATCCTTTAGAAAATATACATTTTTTATGTTTATACCCTAACTCTTCAAGTCCTTCTTGAGAGCTACGCATATTGTATCCTAATAACCTTCCTGTATCCCAGTGTCTCATAGGTATAATAGTTCTTTTATCTCTATAATTATATCCTAATCCAAATTTCTCTATTGTTCTTTTTATAACACCTTCTTTGAAATAATTAACATGAATATGAGGTGTTATAGACATTGTCTCTTCGTCAATATATGTAATGTCTTTTTTATATGTTATACATTTGTTTTTTATTTCATTAGCCCTAGTATACATATCAAGCAAGCTTGTATTAATAACTTTTTCTTGTTTGTTTTGTTGTGGGGTATAAGAATATTCTAATCCTAATATATTATGTATATATTTTACTGTTGATATAAATGATTCTTTTCTATAGTAGTTAGCTAAAGTTATTAAGTCAGATTTTTTATCATCACCTGTTACTAGTTTTCGTGTATAATTTATGCAATTTAAATATCTATTATTATATATATTTACCGCACCTGTATTATCTGCTGTTTTCTCTGCATTTGTACAGCTCCAATAATCACCATTTGATCCTACATTATATTTAATATTGCGACATCCAAGCTGTTCCAAAACAAACTTTATTTTTTTATATTCATATATATATTGTTTAAGTTCAGCCGCTTGCAAAAATATCCCGCCTTTAAGTCATTTTGTATATTATAGCACATAAAATGTATAAAGTCAAATTGAGAAATTCCCATCTAGCAATATATCCAAATGGGAATTTAATTTTTTGCTTTAATGTTAAATATCCTGACAAATTCTGCATATACCTATATCTTTATATATATTTGTTGACATATTGCTTTCAGAGACAATCTGATATACCCTCTCACCAAATCTTGTTTTAGTTAAAAATGTAATCATATATCTTTTGTTTTTATCCATTTTAAATGGGATTCTTGTATTTTCGCCTTCTATTCTTTCGCAAATCAATACGTTTTTCCCGCCATCAAACTCATCTTCATATGGTGGTCGCATCATTATAATACAACTCATAGTATCAGCAATTGACTTTGCTTGACCTATGTTGTTAACAGTAAGGAATCTCTTTTCCCATGCACCTTTTGTTAATTGGAATGTTACTACTAATGCAACATTAAGAGCATTTGGTTTGATTGTATCATAAAGCATAACCATATCGCGCATCATACTATCACATATTCTAGGATCGTCTGAGTCAAAACTTTCTTTTAATGTATCTAATACAAACAGTCTTACGCCTTCTGACTTATTTAATATTTTCATATATTTTGATACTAATCTTGCTGAATATCTTGGAAGCTCTATTACTATGATATTACGGTTTTCTACAAGTTCTTCAAACCATTCAACTGCTTTATATAATATTTCTTTTCTTTCTTGTGTATAATGCCCATTTCTAAGTGTTCGTTTTGAAAATCGCTCATTAAAAATATTATTAACACACCATATAAGCATTTCCTTTTGAACTTTCGTTTTATCTTCTTCGTTAATGAAGAAAACTATTTTTCCGTTATTCTCTATTACTGTTGGAATAAGCCAATTCATTACCATTGTTGATTTGCCAACACCAGTACCAGCGCCTATCCCATATATTTGCCCATCTAATAAAATACCGCCAATTTCTTCTGTAAGCATATCTGCATTAGCAAGAGGCATCCCTATAGACATCCCAGCATCAAGATTATCAACTAACTCACGCATGCCAGAACAAGCATTGTGCAATTTAAGTCTTTCTTCTGTATTAATAAATGATTCATTTAGTATAGATTGCAGTTCAACAGCTATTTCATCTGCTGGCATTTTCGCATATTTTTCAAGGCGGTCATCAATTTGATAACCACTCCCGGCGATATTTATTAATGCATTCCACTTGTGAAATTCTGATACATACCCATCAAATGCTTCTTGTACATTATCAGTAAAGGTATCTTTTGCATATGTTCTTGCTGTTTCTAATAATTCGAATCCTCCATTTTCATAGAAGTATTTAGCTGTTGTTGGTAGACTTTGTAATGCCGTATCTATTGTTAAAACATCAAGATGCTTTTTCCTGTCTACAATTATAAGTCTATATGCAAGACCATAGAAAACTTTCCATTCAGTTGTAAAATCATCTCGGTCTAAATTTGTTTCATATAAGAATTCAGGATAGTTATATATTATTGATACAATATTGCCTTCTACGCCTTTTTTAAATTCATTTATCTTTTTTATTGTTTCTTTATTATATCTATGTTCTTTTTTCTTTTTTTGGGAATTTTTATTATCTCTCATAGTGTTTTCAAAAGAAAATGCTAATGATGACAAATATTGTCACATCCAATCATATAAGTCTTTTAATCTGTCATTTGTATTTTTTTCTATTAGAGTAGAGCTATTAAATTTAGATGCCATATTATCAAATAAATGAGATGTATCAGCATAATTTAAACTTTCTTTTAATTCTGCTGTTCTTTTCATTCTCATATGAACATCAATAATATTAGGCTCAACAATTTTCATAATATAATTAAATTTATGTTGTTCATTTGAAAATTTTATATTTGATAAAGCATAATCAATTTGCGGGTTGCAGAATTTGAATGTGTATAATACGGTTTTGTATGAATATGTAGATACGTCTT